ATTACTACAGTAGCGTTAGGGTCTTTAACTCTTATGTATTGCTCATCAGCTTTTAAATCGCCATGAAATAATTTAAAATCTTTTGCAAATAATTGTCCCATAATAATTTTTGCATTTGTAAAAAAGCCTGTAGTTCCATCTAATTTAGCATTTTCAGATATAGCATTATATATATCTTCTTTACTAGAAATGCTAGTTTTAATCTCATTGCCATCATTGTCAAATCTAGGTTTATCTGTTCTGCTTGCAAATATATCAACAGAAACAATTTTATTTACTTTTTTATATTCATCACTATTTTGCCATTTTTTGACAGCACTAGCATATTTATCACTTATAAACTCAAATTGAGCTGTATCGCCATCCCAATCTCCATCTAGTACATTTTTAACATCTTCTTTAGACATAAACATAGTTTCACCATGAAATCCATCATGTATTCTTTGCACTCTTCTAACAACAACACCTGTTACTTTTTGTATTGGATTTCTATGTATTAAAACATTTACTTCATTATTTTCTAAAAACTCATTTAAAAGCTTAATTCTTTTATGTTTTTCTTTAGGTTTAATTCCTAATGATTCATAATGTTTTTTAATAGAACCTGTTATGTTATTAGCTTTTTTATAAGCATTTTCTACTTGTCTTATAGCAACAAAATTGTCACTACTTAACATAACATTGCCTTCTTTTATATCTAAATGAGCAGATGGTTTTAAATATACTTTACTTGCAGATTCATTTGTAGCTCTAGCTTTAAATAATCCATTTCTAACTAATTTACTATTTATAATAGGAATTATTTGACTTATAATAGCAGGATGAAAGATGCCTTTACCATCATCTTTAATAAGTGATACATATTTTAATATCTCTGTAGGAACTCTACCTGCTTTTACTTCTGTATTAATAAACTTTTTAAAATTGCTAGAATCTTTAAATATTGATTGTATTTCTTGTATATAATGATTACTTACATTATTGTAATGTTCTTTTATAGCCTTTATTAAATCTTTTGCCTCTTTTGATTGTGACATAGAAGCCATTAACATTTCGCCTAAAGCTATTGGATGAGAAGCATCTTTTTTAGAACCTCTTTGTACATCATGTACTTTAATAGAATCTTCAGATATGTTAATTATTTTATTATCTTCAGAATATTCTTTACCAAATCTCATTTTTGCTTCATTTGGAGAAGCTATCATATCAAATTTATTTCCATTAGCGTCAACAAAAATTCCATTTAATCCTGACCCTTGATATTCAGCAATCATTTCACCTGTTTCAGGATTACTAAATCTAATATTGTTATGTGGACTAAATTGCATATGCTTAAAAGCTATGTAATTAGCACTACCATCTGCATTAACATCTCTTTGTCTAATAAAAGTTTTAAGTTGTACAATTCTATCTGTACCTCCTAATATCTTTCTAATCTTTTTAAACCAACTTCCTGCTGTAAGAGTTGCACCATCCATATCACCATAAACACCCGCATCAACATATTCCCCATCATACATAACTTCAACTTTAGTATCATCAGCTATAACCATAGCAGTACTATCACCTAATCCTCTTGGCTGAAATCCTTCTGCTAAATCTATAGAAAGTCTTGTCATGCTATCTGCCACACTTTTTTCATGTATTAAATAATCAGGAGTTCTTAATTCTTGCCAAGCTATATATCTTCCAATATTAGATGATAATTCTGCTTTTAATTTTATTGCTTGTGTAGCGTATTTTTTTATTTCTAAACCAATTTCTGACCTATTAAGGTCTTTATTGTTTTCTATAAATTCATCTATAGTATTATTAACTAATGGATTTGCAGACCTTTCGACTTTTTCAAGATTTGACATAAATTGTTTTTTATGTGATTCATTAATATTGCCAAACTTTTCTTCATTCTCAAAAAATTCTTTATAAGAGTCTAAAGTAAGATTTAATGGTCTGTATTGTTTAGGTATAAATGAAGATATAACTGAAGCATTATCACCTAGTTTGCTGCCAACAATAACACTCATCCACGCATCTTGTATTTTATTAACTTTTTGGTCAGTTGCACTTGAATCAGATGAACGTGAAAACAAATTTTGTATTTGATTTATATATTGATTAGTATAATCATTTTCTAACTGAAGTAATTGTCCAACATTAAACTTAGCATTAGCTCTTGTCCAAAATCTTACATTATCTTTTTTTCTAACATTTGTTCTAGATATTTCTTTTACAGGTAAAAATAATAATCTAGATAATTTATCTTTTTGTTTTTCAAAAAAGTTCTTAACAACATTTTGTGGATATTTTTTATTTGTAATTCTACTATTTGAACCTGCAAATTTAATTCCATCTCCTTTTTCATTATCAGTCATACCATCAATTGTCCACATTTGATAGATTCTAGAATCAACTGTTTGAGAACGACTATCTTCAGTATTAAATCTGCTTAGTTTATCTAAACCTTTTAGCCAATCCATTGCTAACTCATTAAATAAATAAGGATTTTCTTTTTGCAGTTTATAAACTTCTTGACCTAAAGCATTTGTTGTTTTTTCTGCAACATTTCTTGCTTTTTCAGGCTTACCTTGAATTAATGATGCTCTATTATCAGCAATATTTTTAGCCCATTGTGATAATTTTATTAAATATTCATCAAAGCTTTTGGTTGTTTTTGCCAATTTAATCATTTCAGGATAATGTTCATACTTATCTAAATATATCCCTAAAGCATCCTTGTAAAATTGTGTTATATGGTGGTCAGTAGTTACATTGGTTGCATCAGTACTTTTTTCTTCTCCACTAGTAGCATCTTCTTGCTCTGATTTTTCAGTCATAAAATCTATAAATTGGTCGCCAACTATAGCTTCAGCACCTAACATTCTTCCTTGATAAAATTCTTCTGCTATAAATTGCTCAATATTGCTTACATCTTTACCAAAAAATCTTTTTAATCTATTAGCAAATTGTTTTAACCATATTTTAATTCTTTTACCAAGAGATGTGTTTCTAGCTCTGTTTGTATAATACAAGCCAATATATTTAACTAAATTCTCTTCTGTTCCAAACTTTTTAATGCCTTGTTTTACAAGAGGGTCATTTCTAAATAGTTTAACATAAATATGTGCGTATTCGTGAGGCATTGTATCCATTCTAGCATCAGTACTTGACCAAGCTGCTAATCTTTCCATAGCAAAACCTATTCTACGTTTGCCATACAGAGTTAAAACTCCTTGAAATGTTTTTGTATCTACAAATGGAAAATGTTTTTTAAGTCTAGATAATATTTTATTAGCTAATTTTTTATCTTCTGTTATTAAAATTTCTTGACTACTTTTATCATCTTGAAAGCTAAAATTTAAATCATCATTATTAGTTCTATCTAAAGAACGCTTATCGTCAATTTCTTCATCTGTTGGTTTAACAGGATTTAATTCAGCGTCTACCATCCCTTGTACTCTAGCTAATATACCTTCTTCCCAAGCTTTTCTATCAGCATCAAATTTTTCTTGTGCTGTTTTAGTAGGATTTTTTTCTAAAGCATCAGCTCGTTCTTGTAATTTTTTAGATTGTCTCTGTTCTTCATCAATTAAAGGATATGTTTTATTATTTACTTGAGCAACAATACTTTTAGTTGTTTTATTAAAACCTAGTTTTACCTTGTCTGAAACTTGAGGAACTTCTTCAACAGGAGCTTGTTCTTTAACAGAAGGTTCTTCTTTTTTAATTTCACCATCAATTAATCTTTGTGCTAACTCTGTTTTATTTTTACCTGATACAGATAGCCCTTTAGCTTTTAATTTTTCTTCTAATTGTTTTCTATTGTTATTTTTAATTAAATCTTTTACTGTTTCTCCTGATGGAGAAATAATTTCTTTAGCTTCAGGTTCATCTCCAAAATCAAATAAATCATCAACAGTTTTTGGTTTTGTAATGTCTAAAGTAGGTACACCTGCAAGAGTTTTAGGAACTGTAAAAACTCCACCTATTTTATCGCCTTTGTTATCTTGAGCTTGTAATCTATATTGATTAGCTGTTTCTCCTTCTATATATACTCTTCCACCATCCTTTTCAACATCTCGCTGTGTACGGAATAGTTTTGCAAAGGTTTTTCTATCTCCTACAGTTGTCTTTTTTGTTTTATCTTTTAAAACATCTATAGCACCTTGAGACATTTTTGCACTAGAACCTTTTTCTACTCCATCTGTTAAAGTTGTTGGTTTTTCTGCAGTTTCTTGTTTTAGAGCTACTTCTTGCTTAGCAGGAACCCATTGACCACTTGTACCAACTCTGCTATATCCATTATCTTCTAAATATTTAGCTAAATCTACTTCTCCTTTTAAATAACCTCCTTTAGCTTTAAGATGAGCAGCTGTATCCATAACAATAGTAGCACCTGCTTCCATTGCTTTATCTATATTTTTATAAGCACCTTGAAGAACACCGTTAACAACTGCTTGAAATGCACCACTTCTTCTTCCATTTGAAGCAATAAATATTATATCATCAGAAGTATAATCCCCTGTATTTGCAAGACCTTCTTCTGCGTACATTTTTTGATACCTATCAGTAGAAGAGTTTTCTACACCTTGACCTATAAACTGAGTTGCTATTTTAGTTTTGACTTGTTCTTTTGGTACATATTTTATTGCTGAACCTTTAGCAACCTCTGCAATTCTTTTAGTCATTTTTTCTTGAAGAGAAGTAGTTTCTTCTTCTTGAATTACTTCTTTTTGAACAGGAGCATCTGGAACTTTTTCACCTGCTCTATCAGTAGGCTTTGCTGAAATAGTCATTCCTCCAATTTGAATATCTCCGCCAGCTTCAGGTTCTCCAAACTTAGTATCTGTTGGTTGAGGAGTTTCTGTTTTTTGCTGTACATTAGTTGGGGTTAATTCTACTTCAGGTTCATATTCTCCATAAACAAATTGAGATGTATCATCTGTATCAAATTCTACATCAGGAGTAATTTCTTTAACGCTTCCTGTTTTAGCAAAATTAGATAATCCTGATATGATTTGACTTTCAGTAGAGTTTTTTGGAAGATTTAATTCTTTTTTCTGTTTATTGCTTAACCCTGTATCATTTTTTATTGTATTATTTATTTCTTCTCTTACAGCATCTAATAAAATTTCACTATTATTTGAATTTTTTACTTTGCTAATTATATCATTTTTATTTGGGCTAGAAATAACTAGTCCTAATATTTTAGCACCTAAACCTTTTTTAGAATTAGCATCTTGTATAGCTTTACTTACATTATCTCCTCTATTAACTGATTCATCTAATACATCTTGCATATTATCTGTAGCAGTTAATGCATCTAGATACCTAGCTTCTAAATCTGTATCATCTCTATCAATAGTTTGTACTTCCTCTGTTTCTAGAGGCGTATCTACTGTTTGTTGTTGTGGAGTTTCTGTAGTTTCTTTTTCTGCGTTTAATATAGCATTTACTAAAGGTTCTTTTCCTTGTGCTTTTGCTAAATTAGTTCTTCCAGGAATTTGTAATTCACTTGCTCTTTGTTTTAGTTTTTCTTTACTAAGACTAGTTAGCTCATCTCTTCTTACATCTTCAATGACTGCTCGTTTTTCAGCAGTTACATCTGAAATATCTTCTGTAGTGACATCTGAGCCAATTAAATTCATTCCAACTTTATTTGTTAATCTAAATATAGAAAGCATACCTGTTGTTGCACCTGCATAACCTTCTTCTAAAGCTTGTTTATCTAACCAACTTTCTTGAAATGCTTTTTGATAGGCTTCTAAAACTCCTAATTCATCATCAGCAACTTGATTTCTAATACCATTTTGTATAACTTGTTGGGTTGTTGCTTGTGCAAATTCAGTCAAACCTTCAGAAACAGTAGTACTTAATCCATCAGCAATAGAAACTACACCTCTAGCTCCTAATTCTTTTATTCTACTTGCACCTGATTTACTGTTTACTACTGATTTAGCTAGACTTTTTCTTAAACTTGCATTAAAAGCTTCTTCTCCTATACCTCCAACTTTTGCAAAAGCTTTACCGCCTAAATATTCAAAAAGCATTGACGTTGGAGTGTACAAAGCAGCTGCAACATATGCATTATCTTGAGCTTCTTCAGGAGATAATCCTTCATCATCAACTAAAGTTTTCATCATATCTACATACATACTTGTACCTTCAAGGATACCAATTGGAGCCATACCAAGAATACCTGCCCCAACAGTAGCTACAGCACCAGTACCTAATGCAGGAGCTAGAAAACTTGCACCTACTGCGCCTACAGCACTAAGAGCTAAAGATGGTATTGCCTCAGATAAAGAACGCAAAGAAGCATCAAAGCTTGTCCATCCAGGTTCATTTTCTTTCCAAGCAACTAAAGCTTGTAAATCAGGATTAGCAGAAATTCTATCTCTATATATTCTATCAGCTAATTTTCTTGCGTTTTCACCTATTTGAGCATCTTGAGGATTTACCATGCCTTTAAGACCAGCCGAAGCTGTTCTAAGCATATTTTCCATTTGGAAAGCACTACGGTCAAGAAATCCAGGAGCTGCGTCATCACCAATACTATCGTATAGCTTTTCTCCAGGACTACGCATCCTAACATTTTGATTAAGAGAGGGGAAGTTATATAATGTATTTGATACTATTGCTTCATCAGACCAATTTGCATAAAATTCAGGGTCTTGATTCCTAACAATTCTAGCTAGTACATCATCAGTTATTTTGTCTTGTTGAGCCATTATTTAGATGCTAATGATTCTTTTTTAAATCTATCTACTATTTCTTGTTGTTTATCTATTTGTCTTTTTAATTGTGTGACTTTACTTGGAGATGCTCCTGCAAGTCTAGATTTTAATCTACTTAATTTTCTTTCAGCGTTTAATTGTTTTTGATTCTTTTGAGTTTCTTTCATTTGTGAAAAAATACTTTTAACTCCACTAAAATAATCATCTCCTGTCCCAACTGATGCTCTTCCACTTAATGTACCTGTAGGAGTATTTGCAATCATTGTTGGTGGTTCTGTTGTAGTATTTTGATTTTCTATTTTTTCACCACTACTTATTTGACTTTTTATTTTTTCTACGTTTACATTAGGTGAAATATCTTTTAATTCGTCAGGCTGTCTATCTTTAGTTGCAAACATTAAATACATTTTAGCAGCTCTAGAAATACCTTGCCTTGTAGAAAGTTCATTTCCACCGTCTTTAGGTTTATATTTTATGTTTTTAGCATTATCTCCAATTACAGAAGAGTTTTCTTGCCACCAATTTTCATTGTATTTAAAAGGATTATAAGCGTTTACAACCTTACCTGAAGAATCCATATACTTAGTACCATCAGCATAAAATAATTGATTACCTTTTTTTGAAACTGCTCCACTACTTACTAAAGCTAAAGACTCTAAATCATTTGCTGTTCCATATCTTGCTTGTGGAATAAGGTTTTTATATTTTTCAAAACCATTTCCAAATCCAAAGCTTGGTGCAAAATCAGGATAAAAAGCATTTGTATTGCCTTGAACTAAATTCATTAATCCTTCAAAAGAAGTTCTAAGACTTGAAAGTCTTGCAGGGTCATCCATAAAATTACCTTTTTCATCAGATATAGATTGTGCTATAACTTTTAATTGGTCTTTATAGTTTCCACTATTATCAGCATATATCTTTATTTGGTCATTTTGAGTTTTTGCAAATTTTCTTAAATACTCACCTTGTAAATCATCAACTGTAGGCATACCTGCTCTTGCTGCTTGTACATCTTCAGGTACTTTAGCTAATATATTATATGCTAAATTAATATCTTCTGATTCAGCTGCTCTTCTTGCTAAATCAACCATTGTTTTTTGATTACCAACAGCAAGAGGATTATCTTGGTATCTTTTTAATTCACTTGCTACAAAATCATATCTCTTAGCTTCTTCAGTTAAAAGACTAACAGCTCTAGCATAATCTTTATTTTGTTCAGCAAATTTGCTAGTTGCTAAAGCTTGTGCATTGTCTACAATATTTGAAGTATTTCTTATATTATAACTTCCTATTTGGTCGCCTTTTGAAATAAGCTTTATATCAATCTCTTTTCTAATATTATCAAACTTTTCATTGGCATCTAAAAAAGTTTCTGTATTTTCAAGTAAATTAGTAACACCAATTATTTGTGTATCTATTGAATTTTTTTCCATAGAACCTTCTTTGTAAAGCATAGAATCACTAGAAAGCAAATCTAATGATTCTCTAATTCCTTTTAAATCTTCACGACTAACATTAGAAGGGTCAGCAAGAGTAGTAATAAGAGGTTTAAATTGTGATTCTATATTTAAAACTTTTTGGGCTGTTTCATAATCTTCAAACTTTTCTCTTTGCCTAGCATCAGATTCTTCTTGTCTTTCTCGTTGTCTTTGTCTTTCTTCTTGCTTAAAGCCTAATTCCATTAATTCTAGAGCGTTTCTTTCACGCCTAGCGTCTTCATATTCGTTTTGTCTAAAAACTTGTGCCCAATTTGTAGCCATAATTTTACCCTATTTTGTAATTAGATTGCCCTGTAAAGCCTTCCCAAAAAGTATCTGCAACACTACTTGCCTGTGTAATATTATTTTGTAGTCTTTGTTCAATATCAGCTTTTGATTTTTCGCTACCTAAAGATATTCCTTGTCTGTTTAACTCAGCTTGTTTCATTATAGAATCAACATTTGTTGAGTAATCACTATGTATTGAAGCTTTAGCTATGTCTATATTCATTTCAGCTTGTTCATTATTCGCAAATCCTGACATACCCAAATTTTGTTCTTGAGCATATACTTCATACATAGAAGCACTACCTTTTTTTTGTAAAGTATCTGTTTGTTGTTCTAAATTTAAATTAATTTTTTCCATAGCAAGTTTATTTTCTTGCCCTAATTGTGCTCTTTCTGCTAGTGATAAGTCTTTAGCTCCTCCTACCATAGCACCTGTATCTACTTGTGATGCTTTGTAGCCTGCATATCCTTTAGCTAATACTCCCGCTCCTGCTCCTATTGCTGCTGCTGTTGTTGCTGAAGCTCCTGCAATTCCTGCTATTGCTGTTCCTAGTGCTATAAATGACATATTAAACCTCTATATCTTTAAAATTTTTAGCTATTAATTCTTTTTCTGCATCTTCTACATTTTTTGCATTAGTTGGATGCACAGTTATAAATATACAATCTTCATGTATATATATAATTCTTTTAGTTCCTGCTTTAGTTACTCCATAGTAAGGTGCTTTAATAGTAGTTTCACCTTCTTCGCTTACAATAGTCATAACACCTTTCATTAAAAAATATGCATTATCTTTTTTATGTATTTTAGTAACTAACAATTGTCCTGCAGGATTAAATATTTCTCTTATATACAATCCATTGCAAAATTTATGCTTAATAGGATTAAAATGATTTTTTTCTAATTCACTAAAAGTTTTTTTATTAGCCTTTAAATGTTTTTCAACTTCAATTATTCCATCTTGAAATCCTTTTTTTGAAATTTCTGATGGTTTAAAATGTATTGGTTTGCTTAAATTTCCTTGAGTTTCTACATACTCTGCAAACGACCAAGCTGTGTCAAATGAAAAAGTATGCTCTATACCTAATTCTTCTGTCATTTCATCAAATTGTTTTTTTGCAGATTCTTTATCCACTATCTGCCTAATTCTTTTTCTTTGCTTTCAATTGGAGCACTTGTTCTTAAATTATTTCTCTTTGCTATTAATTCATCCCAATAGCTCTGACCTTCTTCTTGACTTATAGAAAGTCCATATTCTTCATTTAATGTTTGAAAATAATTTTCCCTTGCTAAATCAAAATTATTTTTATTAGCTTTCATTGCTTTTCGAACTTGTCTTTGAGTTAGTTCATAATCAGATACGTCCTTACTTTTACTAAACATTTTTGAAGGCATTGTTTTTTCTAATGATTCGTATGAACTTCCTCCTTCACTTACTTCACCCATATAAGGTTCAAGTTCCCTTTTTCCCATGTCTTTATAAGCACCTGAAGCATCTAGATTTTGAAGTTCTAGATTAGTAAGAGATTCTCTTCCTAAAGAAGAAGCAAGATTACCATCCATCATTTTTTCATACAATGCTCTATTTTTGCTAGAAGCAAGAGTTCCAACACTTTGAATTTCTTTTGCTGTATATTCTTTATCTCCAACTATTGTTCTATTAGAGTAAACATCTTCAGGTCTTTTAAATAATCTTTGTTTTAAGGTTGGAGCATCTGCTTTATCTAACCCCATATATTCTCTTCCTGCGCTATAATCTTTCCAAGCTTGTTTTTTTTCAGTTAAATCAAAAACTGAATCACCAATTGCCATTCCCATTTGAAGTCCTTGCGATGCAGTTTCTAATAAGCTCTGACCCATCTTAGCTTCGCCTTGAATTTTTAAAGCTTTTCTATTTGCTTGGGCTAAATTTCTTTGAGCACTTGCTAAACTCATGTTATTTCACCTTTGATATTTGGTTATAATTTACTAAACTATACATATCTTTTCAATTAAATCCGAATATGCATTACTTTACCATCATTTCCGTCACCTCCATCTGAACCATCCGAACTACCACCATCACTTGTTCCACCATTTCCTCCATCACCACCTGAAACATCTGTAGTTCCTATACTACTAGAAGTAGTTATAACAACAATAGCACCACCATTTCCTCCTGCACCACCTCCTCCACCACCACCTGGACTATTAAAAGTACCTGAACCTGCTACTCCACTTCCACCATCTCCTCCTGCAGAAGAAGGAACTGCTAATATAGTATTAGTTTCAGTACCTCCAGGAGTTCCATTTGCTCCATTATCACCAATACTATTATTATGGTCGCCACCACCGCCACCTCCACCTCCCGCAGCACTTGAACAAACTTTTAATCTTACAGCATTGTTAGTTCCTTCCATAACATCTCTCATCATTAAGATTAAATGAGGGTCTATTACTTCTAATCTAGTTATAGATTTAGTGACACTACCTGCGCCACCTGCACCTCCAGGATTACCTGCAGCCATAATTAACTCCTATGTACTTTCACCATTAGAACCACTACCACCTTTTGCCCTAATAGTTCCACTATTTGATATATATCTTGCTGATATTAAAATAATACCACCTGAACCTCCACCACCTCCACCAAATCCACCTGCATTTGCACTACCTTGAGTACCATTCCCTCCGAGTCCTCCATTTTTGCCTGAAGCACCTGCATGTAAATTAGCTCCTAAACCACCTGCAGCTCCAATTCTAGAGTTTACTGCATTGCTACCACTATTTTCTATAACAGCACCACTTTCTATAGTTAAAGTTCCATTGCAAAACAATCTATACCCTTGTGTATACAACGTAACTCCATTTTTTACTGTAAAATCTTTAAAATAGCCATCATTTACCATTCTCCAATTGTTACCATCTCTATACATTATTCTTTGACCATAACCATTAGATGTTTCTGTAGAGTTAGCAGGTGGCATATTTATAGCATAAGTAGACTCACCATAAGCACTGTCTCTTGTATTTGTATACACAATTGTGCTTACATAAGAAGAACCATTATAAGAATCAGTACCATCTCCAAATAATCTACTTCTTTCTATTAAATATGTATTTGATGTTATGTCGCCATTTTGTTCAAAAGTAATATTGCCATTAGCAAAAGAAGCTGAACCATTATTATTAAGACTATAACCATTAGAAACAGCTATATTACCACTACTACTCATAACAATATTAGAGCCTGTAATTGCAGAACCACTTATAGACCAACCACCAACACTTCCACCTGTTTTATCAGCACTATTAACTGCAGAATCAGTAGCAGCATCAGACCTATTTGCAGTAGCATTATTAGCAGGTGCATTAGCAGTACCAGCTACATCAGCCCAATTAGTATTAGTATTTAATGTATTACTTGTAGTTAAATCTGTGCCACCAATATTAACAGTTCCTTTAAAAGCAGAAGTTCCATCAGATTCTACATAAAAAGTAGGGGTATGTATTTCTCCTGTGCTTAAAAATGTAATATGACCATTAGAAGAAAATCCACTTGTAGTTTTATTTCCACTATAAATAGCACTTCCATCAATAGTCCATCCACCTACTGAACCACCTGTTTTGTCTGCGTTGTTTACATCACTAGCGTTTTGAGCGTCATTTGCTTTACTTTCTATAGTACTAGCTGCAGTTCCTCCTATTGTTACGCTGTTAGTAATAGTACCACTAGTAGCGTAAAAATGACCTTTTAAATGAACGCTATCAGAATACAAGCCAAATAAATTACTTTGGCTACCATTTAATCCTGCATTTGTATCTGTAATGCCATCTAGCTTACCTAATCTTACTTTAGGCGCAGAACTTGTCCAATCAGAATAAGAATCTATATCAGCTTTTATGTCTATAAATGGAGAGTTGCTATCATCAGATGTTAAATATATAATACCTTGTCTTGCTGAATTACTAGTATTACCAATTCTAACAAAATCATCTCCTGCTGATGGAGAGCTAGTATTATTAAATCCACCATTTTCAACAGTAATAGTTTTTCCATTTACACTAGCTACTTTGTATATTAATTTTTTTATAACATTAGTTGCACCACCTGCCGCATTACTAGCAACCAAAGCTCCAGGATTTATTCTTTGCATCATTATTAAATCATTAGCTGCAAATGGGCAAATATTATTATTACTTGGGTCTTCAAAAGTTATTGTTCCATCATCATCACTAGCACTTAAACCACTTGAGCTTTCTACTTTTGCTGAAGAAGAAACAAATATAGCCCCATTAGTTGCTCTAATTTGTTGTATTAATAATTCAAATACTGAAAGAGTACCTCTAACAGTAGCACTGCCTACTGACAAATGACCTGTATTGTCTATTTTCCATCCACTACCTGTGAAGCCTGAAGCAAAAGGGTGTGAAGATATATCATCACCTTTAACTAAAATATCTCCATTAGTAGTTAAATCATTAAAAGTTGGCGATGAACTTGTAGTTAAATGTTGACCTGTATTGTATTCAAGTTGTGTATCACCAATAGAATCATTTGCAATACTTAAAGCTGCAGTACTACCTTCTCCTTGACTATGACTAACAGATACTTGACTATTGCCTGTAACATTAGACATATAATTACCTGTTGTATCTGTGCCTAATGCAACTGAGTCAGGTTGTATAGTTAATGAACCTGTCCCATTTCCTAAATTAGTTAATGTTAAAGAGCCATGCACATCTCCACTATTAAAGTTTACAACAGGAGATTTATTTATAGTAGTGCCTGATGCAATGTCTCCACCATTAATATCAATATTTGAAAAAGAAGGCTGACCTGTAAAGGAGTGATTTGCACTAATAGTTCTTGCAATTGTATTATGTACATATTGTGAATGGTCATCAGCAGTTAAATTAGCTAAATCATTATGAGATAATACACTTACAGTAAAACCTCCGCCTGAAGAAGTAGATGTAGCACTTACCCCTGAAGCTATTGACACAGAACTTGCAACTTTATCTCCTTGATTAGTATTAGCTTGAGATGTACCCATCTCTTTCCAACCTGTTTCATCTCTAACAAGATGTACTAATCCTTTGCCAGGTATTTTTCTAAATTGTTGTGTGCCAACCCTACCTTCTAATGTTGATGGATTACCTCTATCTAGTGTAGGATTTTCAGCTTGTTGATGCCTTGCTCTTCTTGTGTCTTTAGAAGTAGGCATTATTTCATAGGTTTCTCTCTATAGACAATTGTTATATCATTGATAGAAAAATCAGCAGGCACAGTGCCACTTGATGAAAAAACTAATTGTACAGAGCGTATATTGTTTACAGAAGAAGGAGGAATTAATTCTGCTTGTTTCCAATCACCACTAGTGTCTAATAATCCTTGTGTATTATTATATGCAGTAGTTGATGTGCCTGAAAATACAGAAGAATTTGAAATCTCAGTTCCAGTACTTCCTATTAAATCTTCTCCATTAGTACCAAAATGTACTCTTAATTTAGAATTACCAGTACATTTATAAGTCACATAAAATTTAAAACATTTTTTTCTAGACGCAGGATTGCCAAATGTAAAATCTTTTGTTACAAATCTTACAGACGTAGCAGCTAAAGAGGTATCATCCCATTTTCTTAATTTATAAGAACCTCCTGAATTTGTAAAATATTTTATATTATCATCAACATCTAATATAAAATTAGTTTTATTGTTAGATAATTTACCTGTTCCTTTTGTCCAAGACTTAGTATAAAAAGAAAATTCAAATGTATCTACACCATTAGTTCCACCACTAACTATTATTTTTTTGTTTAAAGGTAAATATCCAATATCTGAAGTAGCTGAAACAAATGTTTGCCATTCAGATTCTAATATTTTACCATCTATTAAATTAGAAACTCTCTCTCCATCATATAAATAACAACCATTTTCATTAACCCATGCTATTCCTATATCAGTAGAGCAACTAGCAGATGGATGTGCTATTCCTTTACCAACAAAAGTGTCTTCTAAAAATTCAGCATCTCTTGTAGCATTTATTAAATACATTACATTTTTCTTATATTGCAATATTCTATCAGCATAAGATTCTAATTTTACAATAACATCGCCATCATTATTAACAACATCAATACTTCTTCCTTCAGAAGGTATTACATCAAAACCACCAACTTTACTTTTAATCATTCTATCGCCAAACTTTTTGCTGTTTTGATATACGTTAGCAACATAAGTTCTTCTGTTTAAAACTGTAGCTGTTTGATAACTAGCTATAATACTATCTACGCTAGGCTTAAATCCGTTAATTGCTTCATAAGATTCTAAAAGTGGCAATCCATCAGTTTTAATTGTATTAGATACCTTATCTGTATCGTTTGAAAATCTACCTGTTTTAGGATATTCAGATTCCCACGCACCTTTTAAACCTTTTAAATATTTTAATTGTGCTATTCTATAAGGTACACCATCATCTTCTATATATAGATTTGCACCTGTAACACGATTATTTCCAACAGATGTATTAACCCTAGCTTGTATTCCTATTTGGTATGCATTTGTAGAATCATCAAGGATAATTTCTTGATTTGCTCCACCTCCAAAATCATATAATAAACTTTCAGCTTCAGTTTCATCATAAGTATAACTAAATAAAAACTTTTGTTTTCCTCTTGTAGTTACACCTATTAAATCACTATCTCCAACTCTCATATCAGACAATTGTATTAATTCCCATCCAGGAAGGTCTTTCCATTTAGAATAAGGCGAAGGGTCATCAGCTGCTGTAACGCCATTACTATAAATATCTCCATCTCTAACCCAAGTCGTTGACATATCTAATTCAAACATTCCAGGATAAAAAGTACTTGATATTGCTGTTTCATAAGCATCATCATAAGGAAACTCTAAAATATGCCATTGACCTGCAGGTGTGCTAACATCTGTAAATTTTGTATGGTCAATACGCCATTTCATATAATTATTAAAATTTTGATTATCTATAATTTTTATATAAGCATCTGCTATATTAAAAGACACTGTAGATTGATTTGATAAATTTCTTGTATGTGTTCCTAACCAATATTGTTGATTCTCTTTACCTGTCATTCTAACTGCTATATAAATAGATTGACCACTCCCAAAGCTTTTACGACTACTTTGATTAAAAGTAGAACCATAAGTAGTCCATTTTAAGTCAGCACTAGCATCATCGTCTTCTTTTTTAAAAGCAATACCAAAAGAATGATAGTTACTAGAATTATATCCATCTGTTCCTCTAAAAGATGTTTGCCAATGCTCTCTATTTATATTATCATCTCCAGGAGTATTTCCCTCTGCATATGTTAATTGAAAAGTATGGGTATATAAATTGTTATTATCAGGATTACCACTAGAAGTTCCTGCTCCAGGAGATTCTGATACATGTGAAAAATTATATAATTGGTCATCAGGTACTAAGTTCCTAACTGTCCAATGTATACCTGTTGATGGTGCGTTAGTAGACGTACTTTGCGATATAGAGCCCACAGTGGGGGCTAGAAGCTCTTGTTTTTCTCTTTTCCAACCTGTAATCGAAACAGGACTAGAAGCGTCAGGAAAGAGACTTCTATTTATTGCACCTATCCATTGAGGTGGATTGTTTGTATTAGCAAAATTTGCATCAGATATTCTTAATGCTCCATCTACATAATAGTAAACAGGTTTAGCTGTTTCATCAGTTCCCCAATCAGAAGATAAATCTAATACATTAGCAACTGTAGCCCATGTAGTATTCCCAGGCAACCAATAAAATTTACCTAAATTATCAACCCATAATATTATATAATCTGTATCAGTTTGTGTTGTTCCATTAGCTGCATAATCACTACTAAATCTAAATAAAGAATAGCCATCGGTTATAGTACTTGCACTAGGTGCACTGTTAGTAGTAATGTCAACAGAACCTCCTGACATAGTTATTTGCCCTACAGTATCAACAGATATATTATTAGCTTGAGCTAATTCATCTTGAGCTATATCCCTAGAATCTGTTTTAGTATTTAACCCATTGTGAAAACTACTTATAGCTAAATGTTGCTTTCCTGCCATTTTTATATATCTTTACGTTTTTCAGCCTTTTCAAGAAAATGTGCAATAGTACCTGCTCCTCCTTCTGTATTATAATATTTTTTCCAATAATCTGCCATACCTTCTAAATCCATAGGTATTTTTTTAGGTACACGCCAATATTTAATTCTGCAAAATATTATACCTGCAAACATATTACCCCATAACAAATGTTTTAACCCTTCATCTGTTAAATCTAACAATCTATCAGGTTCAATATGCATAATATCACATACTCTATTTAGCTTTTTTTCTCTATAAGAAAGATAATTTTCGATACAATCTTTTGCAGTAGCACTTTCTACTTGCCAAAAAGAACGAGCAATCCCTGAACCGATTTGATATATATAATCATATCCTGATTCTACCATACCTGTAAGGAATACTAACTCTTCAGATTCAGGGCTCCACATACCCATTTTTTCAAGAGTATCTTTAATTAAAGCTCTTATTTGTTTATGGTTCATTTAAAAATTTGCCATTTTAGATTTATAATCGCCTTTACGACATCTAAAACTTCTTTCATGATTTTTTCTTTTTCAGCTTTAGTAATCTTTTTATCTCTGTTAGCATCTTCTAATGTTTTAACTACATCTTGCAGTTCTTTCATTATACTTCTATAACGAGTACTAACTAGAGTTAGACCACCTGCTAATAAAATCCCAATTAGATAAAAGAAATTTGTCCAACTGAGATAACCCATCAAAAAGTCCATATCATACTCCTATTTTATTAATTGTTTTTACCACCATTTATTCTGCCTTTTAGATAGTTAAGGTCATCACTAATATCATTTATTTCTTTAATAATATCTTCGTGTCTTCTATCTCTTCCTTCATCAGACCTATTCCATCTATCTATAAGCTTTATACAGATATTCTCTATTTCTCCTAATTTGCTCATCAATGTTTTTTGTAGAAACATTATTTGACCTGCAAATAGAAAAACTACAACACCTACTATCCCCCATTCTGCTAAATTAAAGTCAGCCATAACTACGCTCCCTGACTGTATTCGAGGAGGAGGCGATTTGTGAAGAGGTAAGCAAAGAGCGTAGTATGACTAATTAGATAATTCATTTTTTATCTTTATTATTATATATATTAATGTTGCTGCGGAAACTAAAGTTTGAAGCACCATAGGCAAATTTACCCACCAAACGCCTACTCCTAAAACTCCATTACCTACAGTTTTTAAACTATCCAATGTTATTTTTCCTTTATTAGTTTTACAACAACATTAAAAGCAGTTCCTACATTATAAGTATAGTACTTATAGCTACTTGGCAGGTTCACTTGCAAGTTCTTTTAATCCTGCTATTGCACCTTCAAGAGCTATTTTTTGTGTAGTTCTTTCTTGCTGCATTTGTGTTATTTGTTGTAATTCATCAGTTACTTTTTTTAAGTTTTCTTCATGCTGTTTTATTTTAGCATCAATTTCACTTACTTTTACGCCTTTCTTCTCAGACATATTTAACTCCTTCTCAGTTATTTTTTATGTTTTCTTCGTTTTTATTATTCCATTCTATTTCTTTTAGAATAATAATATTCTCATTGTTTATATTAATTGTATCAAGCTGATATTGTATTCTTTTTAAAATACTATCAACTTCCCACATACTTTCATATAAATCTTTTTCTATTTCTTCAGAACTTTTTCCAATATAAAAATTGTCACAAGCCCACAGGAATATACAAGCAAACAGCATATAAGCCCAAGCACGATAAAAATACTTACTAGGTTTAAAATAATATTTTTTATCCACAACATTCACACATACAACAGTCGCAATCACATTTTAATTCCATGGTGCTTCCTTAGGTTTTGGTTGTTCAAATATTAAATTTTCTTCAAAAATTGCTTCTATACCTTCTTTTCTATTTTTAATCATATCATCAGTAATATATTTTTTAATCCATTCTCTAACTTCTTCTTTAGTTAAAGATGAATATTCTGAAAATGTTTTTTCGTCAGGCTCGTCTAAAAAAACAATTTGGTCGCTAATTTGAACTCTATCATCGCTATGTGTAGCAGTTAACACCCATTTAACACTTACAATCACATCTTCTAAATTACCTTTTTTAACTACTTGTATATCTTTTAAATCTTCTTCGTATGATATTGCCATATAAACCCTTATTCAGCTATTTGATAAACTCTAACAGTAAAACTTAAACTACCGTTTGTTCTTTGTATTCTCAACATTCCACTACCTGTGTTAAAAGTAAAATGATATGTATTACCACTTGTTCCTGTGCTTGTGATAGTCGCTTGATTAGAAGTCCATGTATTACTATCAGAATCAAATAAAGACCAATTGTAAGCAATGCCTGAGCCTCCAATAGGAAAGCCCATTGTAGATAAACCTCCTGCTGAGTCCTCTACCTTAACTATAAATGGTCTTTGATGCACTTGCGTTAAATCGTGTAAGTTATTATTACTAAAACTATTACTAGTTAGCCTTTTAAATTCTGCTTGTTGAGTTTTTAATCCTGAATCACCATCTACAACGCCACCTTGAGCAGTAAAATTACTTTTTAAAGTAGCTGACCCATCGCCCATTACAGAAAATAAAGCAACAGTTTGGTCATAATTAGAAACATATAAAGCATAATGTGAACTTGTACTACCACCTCTAATTTTAGTACCATGACCTGTAGAACTTTGATTATACAATTCTGTACCAAATTGACTTGCATAATTAGCAACTACATAAAGTTTTTGTTGGCACTCAACGTGCCCTGCTTCAGATAAAAGTAAAGAATATTTTTGACTATCTCCTGAGTTAGTATAAAATTTAAATGAACCATGTGCTGAACCACCAGTAGCGTGTAAAGGTACTTCTATTCTAGCACCTGTATTGTTAGAGGTAAATGATGAATTAGCACTACCAAAAGCTATATTAGCTGTATTCCATCCTGCATTAGGATAAAATAATTGATTTCCATAAGAAGTAGCATTTCCACCAACTGTCATCGCTGTTCCAGATGTTGGTGCAAGAACTAAAGGAGTCGTATTCCCTGCAGAAAAATTTACAGCATCATCTGTAAATCTTATAAATGTATCTGTATCTCCAGAGTGTACAAGTCTTTCTGTTATGTGCGTGTACCCTGAACTGTCTATTTTTAAAGCATCTATTTTACTAGAACCACCTGTGCCACCTACTTTAAATATTAAACCATTGGTTATCTCGTTTGATACAATTTGTGTGCTAGAGTTACCACTATTGTGAAAATCAATTTTTGCTGTATCTCCTGAATGATGGTCATATACTACTCTAATACCTTGATTTGTGCCTGCAGCTTTTAATCTCATATTAGCATTACCACTAGCAGTTTCCATATCAAATTCATAACCACTTTGAGGAGATTTACCAATACCTATAGCAGTAGTTTGTATATTTCCTGCAAAAGTAGTTCCTCCACCATCAAGTAAACTTATTTCTACACCACCACCTTCTTTTAAAATTTCTACATCATTGTTACTACTATTCCATCTCATACCACCTCTAGCACCTGAACCTGTAAAAGTAAATCCTATGTTACCACTATTATCAGTACCATCTATATCTAATTGAGGGTAAGTGTCAGATGCAATATCAGCTTGACCTGAAACATTTAAACTTGTAAGAGTGCCTACTGAAGTAAGTGAACTTGCAGTTACTCCACTTGCTAAAGTATTTCCCGTTAAACCACTAGCAGGAGCTGCTGAAGCAGTATCAATAGTAATATTGTTAGGTATGTTAGCATCAGATAAATTACCTGATACAAATGAATCTAATTTTATTTTAGTTAACGCCATTATTTAGCCTCTAAAACTTTAATTTTATCAGAAAGTTCTTTTACTGCTTTCATTAAATAAACAACCATACCTGATGGATTAAAATGATATTTTGTTTTTTTATTATCTCCTTCTCCATATGCTCCCATTGGATATGCTTCTGGAAATTTATCAACCATTTCTTGAGCAATAAAACCTTTAACTTTTTCTTCACTATCTCCTTGAATTTTAAAATGAAATAATTGTGGATTTATTTTGTCAAAACTATCCAATATATTTTCTGTCCAATCAGCAAAATTCTTTTTTAATGTTTTATCTGATTGTGTTGTATTGTAAGCAACGCTATTTGAAGAAGCAAAATGTACATGACCTGCAGGTGTTCCATCATTCATCCATTGAATATGTCTTCCATCTGATGAATCTGCATTAATGGCATTTGAATACATAACCGCATAGCCTCTATCTTGGTTATTTGCAATAGAAAAAGTTTGACCACTATTATTATAACCTGTTTGAAAATAAAGACCTCCTTCTCCACTTGATAAGTCCCATGGATTAGATACAAAATTATCTCCTGAATACCAATTTCCTTTGTTATCAATCATAAATAAATCTTGTGAGTCAGTTCTAACTTTAAATATTGGGTCAAAAGAATGGTCATCTGATGCTGATGCGTATAAATCTAATACTGCACCATCTCCTTGATTGTTTTGAATTACTGCAGCATATGCTGATGTATCTGCAGATACTGCTATAGTTCCATCGCCTTTTAAAGTTAATGCTGTATTTTGACTACCTGCCCCACTAGCAACCTTAAATCTCATATAAGATGAAGCAGCACTAGCTCCATCAAAATTATTATCTATTCTATTTAAAAACCCTGTATCCCAATTAGCTCTAAATTGTATACCTGTATTGTTAGCAGTTATGTCTTGCATTTGACCGCCTTTAAAAAAGAAAGCATTACTGCTACTGCTATTAGCTCTTAAATAAACTTTTTCAGAACCACCTGAATAGAGTCTTAACTCTCCATTTGTAGGGTTAGTATTTTCTTCAAATATTGCTGCTGTAAGGTTTGTATCCGCAGCATTTTCAATACTAAAACCTTTAGCTATTGAACCTGCTGTACCTTGTTTAATTTTAAAACCACCATCGTCAGCCATACGTATTCTTGAGGCACCATGATAAAATATTAAATCTCCTGTAGTCCCATGAGCTTCACTAGCATTGTCAAATATTTGCCAACCACCACCTAAGAAAAAACCATTATCGCTTCCATCGTTTGATAGTGTAACTCTGCCTGCAAAAGTAGTATGACCATCAGCTCCAATAGTTACTTTTGTAGCGTTATTTATACCTAATTTTAAAGGACTAGCTGTTCTAGTTGTTATCCATCCTTGTGATGTAGAAAACTCTACTTGACCAGTTATAGTGTTACCTGTTTGAGTATACATTGTACAAGCATTAGCATTGCTTCGCAACCCAAGTATACAAGAGTTATCTGATTGATATACATCAAGTGAATAATATTGTCTAGAAGCTGCGCCTATTCCAAGGTCAGTTGAGATAGTAACATTGCCTCCAAACTCAGCAGAACCATCTCCATATAATAAAGTTTTATTACTGCCATTTTCTCTTAAAACAATTAATCCTCTATCTAAACCTGCTCCACTAGAACCTGCCGAGCCTATAAGTACGTTAGAATAATCTGCACTTCTAACATCTAAAGACTTGTTATCTCCTGAAATTGTAGTATTGTCTGATATAGCTAACCCTGCAAGAGTACCAACTGAAGTTAACGAGCTATTAACTACAGTACTTTTTAAAGTTGTATTAGATAAAGTATTTGCATCTGCAGTAACTGTTATATTACCACTACCATCAAAAGAAACTCCATTTATAGTTCTTGCTGTAGCTAATGTAACTGCAGTAGAAGCAGTAACTGTGTTTTGATTTATATAGCTAAATGTACCATCGCCATCAGTTTTAATAAGTTGACCATTTGTACCATTGCCTGATATTTTTAATTCATCTGCACCTATTGTACCTAAACCAATACTAGCAGATTGACCCATAAGAATACCATAAAAATCAGTACCACTTGGTACAGCTGCAGTAAAAGATATAGTAGAACCTGAAACTGTGTACGCATCAGGAGCTTGTTGAATAACACCATCTAGTGCTATTAATAAATTTTGTGTATTAGGAGTTACTGATACTCCACCAACTTGCAATGTAAAATCAGTTTCAGAGTTATTAAATCCTGACGCAATATCATCAAGAAAAATAAAACTACCTGCATTTGTTGGATTATGTCCTATATATGGCATTATGCACCTGCTGTTAAAATTAAAAGTCTAACTCCCAATGATGAAGTACCATTAGCAGGTCTACATTGTATTGTATAAGGCCCACCTCCATCACTTGTAGTAGAACCATCATCTCTTACAATTTGTACTTCAATACCTCCTGGCGCAGTAACTCCTGGTACATTGTCTATAGAGTTTACTGTCCTCTCATAGTAGTCTGCATTAAAAGCATATATTTGACATCTAGTATTAGCTGCATTTCCAGTATCTTGTACGTGGAATATTAATATTCCTGATTGATAATCACCCATCAAAGTTCTGACAGATGTCCAAGAAGAACTAGCACTTAAAGCAGTATTACCAGTAGCTTGTATTTGCCCTCTACCCTTACCTGATGTTGCTGAGTTAGTTGTACCTGTTAATCTAAGACCACCACTTGCATATAAAAGAGTTCTTTGCGAGCCTCCACCATTCCAAAGACTTACAGTCTCATCTGCATTAGCATTTTGAAAACTTATAGAGTTAGCAGAGTTCATTCTTAAATTACCATGTATTCTAAGATTATTATTGTCACTTGATGTACCAAATGTTGATTCTGTATCACTACTGCTATTTACTCTTTGCATTTTTAATACCTCTTCAGCATCTAAATGAAGTGAAATTGCAGTGTTGTCATAATTATTACTTACATCAGCTTGTATTTCCATACTTCCTGAAGAACTATTACAATTAATCATTGAGTATGTATTTGTTGAATGATTTAAATCTTTAAAATTCAATGATGGTTCATTGGCTTGAATATGAATACCTTGTGCAAAAACAGCCGATGCTGCATTTAACGTAAGAACATTATTTCCAGTGACTGCAAATCCTACGCTATCACTTCCTGCATGATACATACCTGATGCTGCATTAAAAAAACGATAGCCTGGATTACTAGCTCCATTGTCATTAGCATAAAAAACATTAGTAGACCTTACTGTTCCATAAAATGTTGCTGATTGGTCACTACCTGTTAATTGAAGCATTTGAGGATTACTTCCTGACAGGTCTGCTCTAAACCTTAGTGATGCTGTATCATCATATATTGTAAAGCCTTGCCCGTTACTTCTGTGTAATTGTATATGTGTAGATTCACCACTTGAGTCACCTACAAGTTTAAGGATAGGATGAGTAGCTCCATCTATAGTCACATGATTTGCAAAAGTAGATGCTCCTGCAACATTAAGAGTTCCTCTAAGTGTTGTGTTTGCACTTGAAAAAACTGCCGATTCAACATTATTAGAACCAATAACTGTATCACTATTTGCATAATTCCACAGATATAGCTTACCTGTATTAGCGTTAGTTACTGCACTATCTGTACCATTATGCCATAGCTCTAAGTCATCTGATGCACCAATTCTTAAAGCATCAGTTGTATCGTGAGGTATTCTAACTGTACCTGTAAATCTGCCATCTCCTGTAACTGTAAGCTTATCTGAACCTGATACTGCTCCACCAACCCCAAGAGTTCCCATTTGAAATCCTGTTCCATCTTCATCTATTTTGTTTGCAGTTATAGCATCATTTGCTATATCAGCAGTAATTATACTTGCGTCTTGTATTTCTGTCGCAGTAATTACACCTGAGCCAACTTTTAATGCTACATCAGCAGGTTGATTACCAAAATATGCCACTAAGTCATCTCCATAATAGATACTAATATATCAACTGAAGAGCCTGCACTTGCTTTAGCTTTTATTACATCAGTAGTTTGAAGTACTAATTTATTTCCTTGCATAATTTCTAAAGTACCACCTGAAGGAATAGGTAAGTTTTTACCTAAATATACATTAGCATTTGTTTCTGTATCAGATGTATCTGAAACAATTTGTATATCAGCAGTAACACTATTAGCTGTAGTATTAGAAAGAGATATACTTAAAACTACTACGCTAGTAGAAGAAGGAACTGTGTATACTGTTGCTAAAGATGTTGTTAAGTTTGCTTTAGTTTTTAATTTAAACGTATTCGCCATAATACTATCCTAACGCTATTGCAAGAGCAGTCGCTTGTTCATCAACTCCTTGAGAATCAACTACTTCACGAACAGTATTACCTGAATCTTTAAAGTAGATTTTTCTTACACTTGAATGATAATTAATAGCTAATTCTCCATCAGTTAAATCACTTGTGCTTGGAGCAGGACTGCTTGTGCTATTTCGTTTTTTAAGTGTTATAGTGTTTGCCATTTTTACCTCCTATTAAAATGTTCCACCATCAACTGTACAACCATCTAACGAAGTTCCTGTAATTCCACCAAATGCTACATTACCTGCAGAACCACTAATTACTTCACTAGAATTACTTGCATCAGCTATGAATGTAAATTTACTTGCTGAGTCATCCCAACCAAAAAATCCCATTTTAGCTGCTGAGCCATTATGATACCTAAATATCATACCTCTATCTTTATTGTCATCCGAACCAGGAGCAGAATCTCCACCTACAGTGAAAATTGGGTCATCAACTGTTATTGATGTGCTATTAACAGTCGTAGTTGTACCATCAACCTGTAAATTTCCTGCGATAATAACATCCCCACCTGATGCATTAAGAGTTAAGTCGCCACTTGATGTATGAATTGTATTATCATTAGAAACACCTACAGTTACATTACCTGCTGTTACTCCTGCAAATTGTGGACTATCAGAAGTTGCAATTGCTTGTCCTACTGATATAGTTGGAGTAGCTCCTTCACCTGAATTATTTGCTAAAGTAACACCTGTTCCTGCAACAAGACTAGTTACATACGAACCTGTAGTTTCAGTTCCTAAAGCGACTCCATTATCTTTAATGGTTACTACACCGCTTGATACTGCAAAATTATCACTACTAAATGATGCAATACCTTTTGCACTTGTTGATGCAAAGATAGTTGAGTCAGTTTTATCAAGAGCTATAGTTCTTGCTCTATCTGATGCACTTGATTGTGCTGAGGCTGTTATTCCACTACCTCCTGTTAAGTCGTCTAATGTAGCAAGTTGAAATACTTCTACAGAAGAGTTATTATGTCTTCCAATAAATAATTTCTTACCCGCTTGGTCTAATGCCATTTCTCCAGACGCTAGAGAACCTGGCGTAGAGCTTGAACCATTGTTCGCTGCTCTTTTTATTTGTATGGTATTAGCCATAGTATTCTCCTATTGTTTAAGTGAATGTACCACCGTCTAGAGCAGTACGACCTGAAACATGAATTTCGTTCCATGAATCTTCATCTCTGATGTACATTACATCATCATCGGTATCATACCACATATTCCCTTCTACGGGATTACTTGGTGCTGATGCCTGTTTTGCTTGTTGTGTTGCCACTTCATCTAATGCATCTGATAAATTTTTAGCAGTTACAGCAGATGAATTATGAGTAATTTTTTTTGTATCTAAACTAAAAGAATCTGTTGCTTTAGGAGCAGTTTGAGTTCCAATTGATTTAGTTGTTGCTTTTGAAGTTACTTTTACTGTTGCCATTAATCATCTCTTATTGATGCACTCGCAAATCTACTTGCAGAGTTGTTAACATAAAATTCGCCTTGTGCTATTCTACTATAAGCAGGGTGGCTAACAGAATTAGGGGTAGTTGTATCTTTTTCAACCATTTCCCAATATCCGTCAAAATCGTTGTCTAAAGTTTCTGTCCAAGACGCATATAAATTTATTTTTAATATTTTAGCCGCGGCAGTTATTCTTCCTTGTAAATACTGAGCTGAATATAAAGTGTCATTGCTTCCTGCTGTTCCATCTTCAGCAGATTCATAAAATTCTGCTCTATAAGGAAGAACAGGTATACTAGTATTAAGAGCATTTATAGCAGCTGAATTGCTGCCTCCAAAATCAGTATTTCCTGTAAAATCTTTTCTTACTATCATTATGTAACTTTTATTTGTAGTAACTTCATCAAGTTCAATTTCCATCTCAAAGTCACTTCCTTTTAAGATTTCTATATTGGCATATGTCTTTGCTGTTTCAGGCATTTAATTTCCTAATACAACATTATTACGTCAGTTGAACTTGACTTTGTAGCACAAATTGGATATGTATGTCCTTTTAAAAGATGAAACACTATATCTGTATCATTTACAGTTAATGTAACATTCGCTGATGTACCTTTCATATGTACTGCTCTTGTAGCGTCTTGGTCATTTCCTGTAGCTACAACCGCTTTTACATAAGGTGCAACACCTTCTTGTACTGAGTAGTCTTGTAAACCTTTACTCATAATTTACTCCTTATCTTAATTCTGCGTATTCAACAGCAACAGCTTGACCACCTGAATCATCAGTTAATACCCAAGTTGCTGCTCCAGGTGTTGGTAAAAATATTGCTTGACCTGACTCTAATTTTGCTATTTGAACATTAACTGAACCACCATTTAAAGTAACAGCACCATCAGAATCAGTTGGCGAACCTGTGTTAAATTCAGTATGTGTAACAGTTCTTGAAACTATTACTTTTGTAGTTGTTTCAGCTGTAGTGGTCAATCCACTATCATATTTAAAACCTGTATGTTTAATCCATAAGCCATCTGTACCTGCAACTGTTGATATAGTATTGCTACTACTTCTACTTTGTTTATGTCCTGCGTTATTAGAACTCCAATTGACAGTTCCTCCCCAAGTAGAATCTGATTTAGCTCCACTAAAACCTCTGCCAATATCTGATTCTATAGCTTCTATAGTGTTGCCTTCAAAAGTTGTACTTTGAATCGCAGATAAACCAATTGAATAATCTATTCTTGCCATAATATTTCCTTACTTAACAGAAAAAGATGTAGATTGAACTCTATACCTTTTATTTTTGTTACTTTCATTGTCAGATATTTTTTTATAAAAATTTCTCATGTAATATTCTTTTCTTTCTATGTCGCCATCTCTTTCTGCAAACATAGCTCTTAAATAGTCAACAATTGCTAAAGACAACATTCTATTTAAATTTATATGACTTGTTTCACTAGGTGAAGTTACTTCAACAGGAATTTGCGTAATAGTAATCATTTCACCTTTTGCTTCATTTGTAAAATTATTAGCTTGTTGTAAAGCAGTATTAGATGCATTACCTGTTAAAACATATTCACCATCATTACTTTTAGAACCTTGTATTTTTATTTTATCACCTGGGTTAAAAGAACCAAAGCCACCTACATTAGCACCACTATCATCTATTTCTGATATAGTAGTACCTGAAAAAGATATAAGTTTAGAAGAATATCTTACATTAATATTTTCAAGAGCTTCAGATATAAATGGCTCTGCTAATGCAGTATATTCAATTCTTATTCCATTTACTAAATCTTCATCAGGATATTGTATTCCTGTTGTTCCTCCACTACTAGGAACGACCATTTTATATCCATCTAATGTATCAAGAACACCATCAATACCTGTTGTTAATCTATATATTTCTATATTTTTACCTTTGTGATAAAATGCAAATGTTTTATCTGTTTGCCAACTCATTATGGGTTTGTATCCTCAGTTACGTTTGGTTTATCAACCATTCTTCTAATTTTTTTATATTTATTATCATCGCTTGTATCTAAAATACTTACACTTAATAAAGAAACCATATCAGACGGAACACTATATTCATTAACTCCTTTTATTAATGTTTGCTTTTCAACTTTTGTAGAAATGTCGGTTGTAGATTGTATTTTAGTTATAGCATCTTTTATAAAAGCAATAGCAAGATTAGTATCTCTTACATTAGCTCTCTCCATTAATTCTAATATTGTCATGAAGTAGCTCCTTGCTCTTTTCTTTGACTAGCTTGTTGCTGTTCAGGAGCAGTTATTGCACCTGTTATAGCACTTAATTCATTTACTGACCTTTGATAAAAAGCACCGCTAGTTTGCAACGATTGTTGACTTTTTTGTGTATAGGCACTAGCTGCTTGCATATTAATATTTTGTTGCTGTATTTCTTTTTCAAGAATTTTACTTTCTTTAGCTAATTCTGCTGAATATATTTGCAACTCAGTAGAAACACTTTGAACTTCTTTAGCTAAAGCCGCTTGATACCTTGCTAGTCCTGTTTCAATTCTTGTTTTTTCCTTACCTAATTCAGTTTGATATTTAGATGTATCAACATTTGATTTAGCACTTTCTTCAGCTACTTCTGCTTGATACTTAGCTAAATTAGATTGAAATGTTTTAATTTTTTTGTCAACTTCAGATTGTAGTTTAGATAATTGAGAGCTTATCCTAGCTGACTCTTTTTGTACTTTAGATTGATAATTATTTACATCATTTTGATATTTACTAAGACTTTGATTTGCTTTTGCTATATTTGCTTGTGCTCTATTTATTTCTACATTAGCTACATTTACAAGAGAAGCAACCATTTCAGCATCTTCATCATCTAATAATTCTTGTGCGTTATTAGTAGTTACGCTTCCATCAATTAATTCTTGAGCTTTACTTAACCCATCGTTAATAGATGGTAAATCTAAAACTATTTCAGAAATATCATTTGGTGATACAAAATCACTAGGTAAAATACTTGATATAGATTCTATACTAGGTAAAGATGTACTCAAGCTAAAAGAAGAAGGCAAAGAAGTAGTAATAGCAAAATCATTTGGCAATGTTTCAGTAAAACTAAAAGACGGAAGAGAGCTTACTAAGTTAAATGTCAATACTTTAGAAGCTGCTTCATCAATTTGAGCTTTACATAAATCTCTATAAACTGAAGCTAATCTATAATGGTCTAGAGATGCTGCATAAAATATTATAATATTTTCATATTCTGTAAGAATCCAAGATTCTGTATTCTCATCTATTACAGGAGGAGCTGAATAAACTATAACTCCTTTATCACCTGCTTCAGCATCTACACTTGTAGTGCTACTTGCTCCTAACTCTGTATATGATTTAGCAGAACTTGTTGCATTATAATCAGGGTCAGGTTTTATATAAATCTTTCCTCCTAATTTGTAATACTTAGGAAACATTTTTGTTGCATTAAGTAAACTATTTTCTTCATCAAAAATATGAATATTTTTATCAGGAGCTTCAACTGCTATTCTTTTTTTACCATCGTAATATTTTGCTTCATCAGTTTGACCTGCATTAACAGTAGTTGTTGTTCCTCCATCATATCTATAAACAGCTAAAATTTTATCGTATGCAATAGCAGACCCTTGACCTAAAGATTGACTATTATTAGTATCAGTAGAATCCCAACCATTAATTTCAGTTTCAGAAGCAATAGTCCATAAAAACTTTTCAGGTAAAGCTGATAGTAAAAACTTTGAACCTGCATTAATATAAGGAACTAAATATCTAGACTTGCTATCGTTCCCTGTAATGTTATTTACTTTTTCCCAAATTTTCATTTATTTCCTTTAATATTTGAGGGGGGAATAAATCCCCCCATCAAAAATTATCCGTCAATTAATTAGACAGATGCTAATGCGACACTACCAACATTTTCCATAATCGTACCATTTCCTGCGCTATCGAAAAATACCATAATACATTCTTTTGGTGCGTTAAGGGTTACTTTGTTATTAGTACCATCAAAGGTACCAGTAGTTAAAGTAACTGTGTGGGCTGCAGTACCAGAAGCACTAGTGTCTGTAATTACAACCATTTGTCCTGCGTAATCAGCACCGTGCATCCCAGTAATGTTAATAACAGTAGAAGCGTGATTTAATTCAATCACTCTATATTTACCGCTATATTCGCCAACAGCTGCGGTTTCGGTGTATTCTTTTAAAAATACATCTTTATCGCAGGCAATAGCTACTCTATCATCAGCTTTGTTTTGTCCGTACATTGGATTAGCCATTATTCATCACTCCTTTACACTGTCCAGACAGCATGGGCTTCAGGCATATGAATCTCTAACCCTGCTTCTGTTTGGATTAAGTCGACTCTACGGTCAACACCACTGTTCTCAAGAGTTTGTACACCAACGTAGATTGATGTATCACGATTTTGTCCATTACCAACAAGAGGTCTATAAGAACAATATCTCATGTTCACACCAAGTAGACCTACGTTAGTTCCGTCAAGGTGAATATTACGAGCAACATTCATATCTCCATAAGGAGTAGAAATTGTAGTAATATCAACACCAAATGCTTTTTTCTTGCCAATCATTGACATATCAGCACGAGCTAATGAGTTTCCACCACCAGTTGCATTTTGAGTTGCACCATCAACGTAAGGCTGAACTTGACCAAGATTGTTAGCAAAGTAACCACTTAGCTTATGTAACCAGTTGTAAACAGCTGTGCTACAGAAGAATACAGTTGCGTTTGCATTATTATAACGAGGGTCTAAGAAAGCACTCATGTCATCAAGAAAATCATCTTGAGCTTTAGTTGTAGTATCTAAACTAAACAAGTTACCAAAACCTGTAATGTAGTTTATAACACCATCAGTATACCAAGCATCATCTGCAGTTGAAGCAGTACCATTAAATAATAATGATTGCTCAATATCAAATTTATGCTCAATTAACTTTTCTTTCCATACTCTTGCCCATTCACTAGAATCATACTTAAGAACTGTTGCTCTTGCAGTATTATCCATAGCACAAGCAGTTTTCCAAATCTGAGTATTTCCAAACCCAGTTTTGAAAGGTTGGTCTTTCCATGTTTCAGGATAACCACTACCTTGCTCGTGAGCAGTACCAATTACGTATGAGCGTTTAGAAGCTAAAGACTCTTGAGATTGATTACCTTTTCCTGAGTCTACGCTATGCTTATAAGTAATATGTAAAGTAGAAGGAGTTCTAATTACTTTACCTGTTAAGGTTACCATATTAGCAACAGCTGCATCTGCTACTGCGTCTACTCTAAATACATAATAATCAGTAGCTTGAGCTGCGCCAATTGCACTTGCACCTGTTGGTATTTTAACTAATTGACCAGGCATAAAAAATGCAGGTTTTGTGTCAGCAGCACCAATAGTGATTGCTGTTTGTCCATATACTGAACCTTCGTTACCTGCAGATTTATAATCACCTGCCATTGTTACTTTTGTTGTATCTGCTGTCATTGCACCATTTTGTGCGGGAGCAGTACCATCAGAACTTCCACCATATGTATAAGCATAACGCTTATGGAAGGAAGGTCTTCTCTCAGTAAATTTGAACTGAGGGTCATCTGTTGGCTTCTTAGAAAGTTTTGAAACTAAACGGAAGAAAGGGTCTTGTGCTATTGCAAGTTCAGACACCCTACTTCCGAAGTTATATTTCCGTCTAAGGTCACCAGTCGAAAGACTGCTATTATCGTCAGCAACACCTAAGTTGCCAAGTTTAAATAAATCAGACATTTGACTTATCTCCTATTCTATTTAGGGTTGAGCAAATGGCTAATAATTTATTTTATTTAGTTATTAACCAAATGCGTTATCTAGTTGTTTGTCAATCCCTAAAATAGCGTCAAAAATTTGTCCTTCTTCAGATTGTTCGACCTTTGCAGAACCTTGAGTAGCTAAAGACTTTGGCTTAGATTGGGTATTCCTAACCTGATTCAAAGCTTTATTACTAGCAGTTCTAGCTATGTTGTCTTCTCTTTGACCTCTGTTTTTCAAATAGTATATATCATCTAATGATAACTTTTGGTTATCAGCAAATTGTCTAAACTCATTCCATTCAGAATCGCTCATATTATGCTTTTGACGAAAATCGCTAATGTTTCTTTCAAGATTAAACTCTTGTTTTTGTTTAGCAAGTTCATTACTTAGCCTTCTCTGAACAACGCCATCAATAGTAGCGTTTAGCACTTTTGCAGAATCACTATTTGGATTTGCTATTGCATCATCAGGGTCAAAAATAAAATCTTCTCCAAGTTTCATTTTATCAACCATACTTTCAGGGGCTTGACCACCACCCTCAAAATAGCCTTTCACATGAGAAACTAAATTGGGGTCTTTACGCATTTCGTCAAGTATTGGCATATAAGGTTCAAGTTCTTGTAAGCGTTGGTTAAGACGTTTACCTTCTGAACTAGAATCTGCATACCTCTTTTTAAGAGTCTCAACATCCTCTGTCTGAGCTTCATTTGTTTCTATTGGTTCTTCCATGTTATTGGTTTGACCTGAATTAAGTGAAGTTTCATTTGCATTGGCATCATCAACAATTCCTCCATTGACAGATTGCTCTAAATCAGCAAAAAAATCATTGTTGTCGTCAGAAATAAAACTTTCGGGGGCAGAATTATTATCAACTTCTGCGTTGCCTACTTGTGTTTCTTCCATTATTATTTAGCCTTTTTTTAGTTATGTAATTTATTTATCTTGCTTTTTCTCTTGCAAGTTGTTTTTTATTTCATCATTTAGGATTTTTCTATAATATTTTTGTTGTGCTTCTGTTTCTAAAACGTCTTTTTTGTTTTCCATAGAGCCAACATCAATATTATGTCGAATACCTGCCTGAATCAATTGTCTTGATAGAGTTTCAACCGTTCCTTCTCTATCTTTTAATTGTTCTTCAAGTTGTTGTACTTGAGATTGCAATTGAGAATACATAGACTTTCTTTCTATAATATTCTCTTTACCTCTTACATCTGTTTCTGCTAGCATTGCTATATCATCAATTAATCCTGCTTGATACCATCTAAAATACTCTTCAAGCAAAGCCCATCTATTAACAGGCATTGATGCACCTGCTACGATTCGTATATCAAATCTAGCACTAGCATAATCAGACCACTTGTTTATTTCTTCCCCATAATCATTATAAATAGGAATATTAATTCTTGTTTCTTTTTCAGAATAGCCACCACCTGCGTTAGGCTCAACAATTCTAAATACTTTATCAATTTGATAGTGAGATTGAGCTAAATCTTTAAATACAGTTCCAACGTGCTCTAAACAAGGCTCTAAAACACTATTCATCCAAGCTTTAATTCTTCTTGTACCAAATTCATCGTTAGCAAGTAACCCTCTATAAGTATCTGCTTGTTGTTGGGTAAAACCCATCATAGCACTTGGTATACCTGCTATATATTCCATATCAGCTTTACCTTCTTGGGTAATTGTATAAAAAGCATTGTTAATAGCTGCAGGTAAAATAGGTGTAGGAGGATTAAATCCTTGTCTATATTTTAACAAAGCTCCAGGGGCAGAAGAATATTGTTCCCATTCATTCTCAGGAACAGAACCTTCTTCATACATCCATCTAAGATTAGAAGATAGGTTTGCATTGTGAACCATGACTTGATGAGCTTTATTAATTTCTTGTTGCTTACCTATCATTGGAGATACTGCAGACATTGGAAATGGCGTACCTGTATATAAATAAGGAACAGGAACTATTGGATATTGAGATATAGGTAAAATATATTCATATAAAGTAACATCAGAACCTAGAGTACAAGTTAATTTAATTCTAGTTTCAAAATATTCAGTTGCTTGAACAATAGTTGATGCAACGTCTTCATCTTCTATTAGAATATCGTATTCTTCTTTACTGATTACTTTTTCTTCAACCCTATTAAGCTCTTCTTGTAGTGAATAATTTATTTCAGCAGTTTTTTGATTTATAGATTTTTCTAAATTAGTTTCTGCTTTTTGTATTTCAAGGTTTGCTCTCTCTTCAATAATTTCACCTGCTTCAAAAGCTTTTTGTATCTGAAGTATTTGTTCTTTAGTAGACACAGCTATTTCTGCTTTAAAATCTTCTAATTTTTGGTCTGATATAGCTTTTACATTGTCAATATCTTCTTTAGTTGGAAACATCCTCACAACAAGATTAACATAAGGAACTCTTACTTTTTCATAACATTCATGATATGATAGTAAATCATCTTTATCACCATCAGGGTTTACACTTGTAATAACATCTTCAGGTATAATTGCATCAGAAGTTCCTCTATCTGCTTGTGAGTACGCATCTTCACTTCCTTGCTCTGTAGCTCTATTAACTTTCCTAGAATATTCAGGAAACATATTTTTAAGTTGCTGTCGTGCTAATACTTTTCTTACAATAATAAAAGAAGCATCTCTCATTAAAAAATCACGACTCATTGGGTCAGGATAAACATCATAAGGGTCTATTTTTTTAAATACTACATCTCCTTTACCATTATCTAGGTCTTGGTCGATGTCCATAAAGAAATATCCACATCCTTTTGTAAGAGTATCAAGTATAACATTGCCATAAACAGATTTTCCATTAGATAACGACCAACAATATTCAGATATGTCGCTATGAACTTGAGCAATATTTGCATCACTACCCTCAACAGCTACAGCTTTCCATTTTGGATTATTAGCTGTTACAAAATACTTCATTGTTTCAATAATAGGTGTAATCCTATTAATTTGGAATGTTGGCATCCCTGATTCTCTTAATGTATCTTGTTCTTCCTCAGTAAGTTGTTCATTAAGATAAAAATCATATCCTTTTTGACTATCAGATTGCCATTTTGTGCGTTCTTCACAATCGGCAGTGTTAAACATCTGATAAATACGTTCAGCTTTATTTACTCTAGCCACTTATCGCATCTTCCTTTTTGCTTTATCTTGTTTTTGTGCATTTTTAGTATTTTGCCAACCACGTTTCATAGCATTATAGGCTTTATCACTAATAGTGCTTTTAGATTTGCTTCTACTTATACCTAATCTTTTTCTTCGATTAATATTTTCGACTAAACTCACTTTTTACCTTTTTTTCTTTTAGGTCTAGGTTTAGGCATTGATTTTTTCTTTTTTTTAGGTCTACCGACTTGACTTCCATAAGTTCCTTTTCCACTTGGCATTTTAACTCCTTTTATGATGTAATCCAGCTTTTAGCTTTCTTTTTAGGTGTATACCACTCTCTTGTCTTCTTTTCCTGCTTCATATTTGGAGGAAAAGCGTGTAAAAGTGCGTAAAATAATGTCTCTATTGTATCATCATGAGCCATTCTTGCACCGAATGTAACAATTTCGTGCTCTAAATCAAACATATTTTCCCGTAAATGTATATTTCCTGTACTAAAACGACCTGAAAGACCCGAATATATCTTATTTCTCTTCTCTCTGCCCCCAGGTTTTTCAGAAATAACGCTAACATCAAACTTATTTTCTATCCTACGTCTTTCATTTAGCGATTGAAATACTGACCTATTCATAGCTACATCCTCTACAGTAGAAGATATGCAATGATATTTTTCATGCATTTCCATAATATAGTCAACAACACCTTTTTTCCCTACAATATTGTCTTTAGAATCACGACCTGCTAAAGTAGGTATTGAACGATGTCTCTCATATTCTAATACATATACTTCATTTTCAGGAGTTATTGCAACAGCCATAATAACTGAAAAATCAGAAGTCTTAGTATTAATATCAGTTGCAGGGTCGCAACCAATAAAGGTATTAACGGGTATTTTTTCCCCATCAATAACAATAAAGTTAATACCCTCTTCATGTAAATAGTACCCTTTCCAATATTTTATATATTGTCTTCCCCATACTGCTTCGTCTTCGTTTTGTACCTCAAGTTCATATTCTTGGTAATAGCCATTCATTCTACCTGCTTCTTCATACTCTTTTTTCATTAAGTCAAGTCTTTTTCTAGGAAAATAAGAGTTCCAAAGCACCCCACCATCCATTTCAGGTTGTGTAGACTTATAACTTATAACATCCCAAGTATAATCACTTTTATTATCAGCCTTTGCATATCCATCTAGTATGTTTTGACACAAACTATCAAAATGTACAGGTGTTCCTGCAAATATCAATCTACCTGTATGTAAATCAAGCGCAGGTTTTACACCATTATATACAATGTTTTTAATCTTTTCTCTTGCATCGTGCGTAACTGTATTGCTTTCACTTTCTGTATCGTCAAGTGCAACTATATCATATCTTTTACCTAGATAATTTTCACCTCTTACACTAGATAAATTAGAACGACTTATTAATTTAGCACCTGTGCTAGTTACAATATCTGTTTCTGTCCATTTATCTCCTACAACACTACCAAAATAATACTTTATCATTTCATTTGATGTAAAGTGTTGTTTAATGTATTGCAAGTTAAGAATAGACTTGCGATGGTTGTCAGATACCCAAGCCATAAACATTAAATCATCTTTTGGCTTAAATAATATCTTATGCATTAAAAAAGTTTTAAATAATTGTGTCTTACCACTACCTCGTGGCAAAATTAATGCCAATGCTTTAGTAGTGCTTTCTAATAATGCATCACCAATTTCATAGTGAAATAATGGTGATTCTGATTTACCAAAATCTCCAGGAAGGAAAAGTTTTCCAAATGCAATTAAATCAGTTTGTGCTAATTCTAATACTCTTTCGGCTTCATTAACATCCTGACTATTAATATTAGCCATTACTCATCATTCTCATCATCTTCTTCTTCTATTTCGGCTCGTAATTTATTTCTTTCATTAATAGCTTCTATAGTTTCTTTAGAAATCATCTCAGATGATTCTGCTATACGAACATTATCATTTTCATCACCACTATCGTGATATTCTATTACATCTTTCATTATTTCTTACCACGTTTCCAAGTTAAATATTCAGCAGCTTCATTAGGCTCAAATATAGTAGTTACTAATCTACAGTCATCATCACCATACGCAGGGTCTATAATAGTAACAGGACATTTAAATATATTTTGGTCAGGCAATCCTTTTTCTTCAGCATATCTATCCATCTCTTTATAAGATGCTATTCTTAATGCATGAGAAACTAAACCAGTAGCAGGGTCTTTTAATACTTGGTATCCACTAACATGAGTATGACCTGCAGTAAGTATATGGTCACGCCAACCCATTTGGACAGCTTTAGAGATTCCATGCGCAGTATTCCACATAGAGTGTCCTGCAAATGTATGTCTAGCATTTATCCTTACTTCTTTACCATTTGGAAAAACTAAATTTATGCGTACACCATTATTATTATATAATCCTGATTGATGACTAACTATCCACTCTAATGGGTCACCACTACCACTCCAAGCATCATGGTTTCCACCTACTAAGTACAACCAATTAACTTTTGTTATAAAATGCTCAGTTAATCTCCATGATTCTTTTGATGATGTAGATTGTTCACCATAAAGTCTAGCTAATCTACCAATCCAATTGTTTTGGTTATCTCCAATATTGCCACCAAATAATCCTTTAGTTTTTTGTACAAGTTCGGCATGAGCTAAAAGTTCTGCAATATTAGTACCATCGTCATCTATATGAGGGTCACCAAAATGAGCGATACCTACTGGTCCATCTATATTAATCTTAATATTAATTAATCTTTCGCTATTTTTAGCTGCATTTTTAAGAGCAAACTTTTTGATTCTATTTTCTATAAGCTCTTCTATAGGCTCGTTACCTGTTGGGGTATCTTCTACAGTAAAATCTTCTACAATATTTTCTTTTTGAACTATAGCTCTCCATTTTCTTATAGTTCTTGGATGCACACCCATTATTTCAGCAGCATATCTATTAGTATAGTCTTTTGCTAATTGCGTTGCTTTTACATAATCTTCAAATTTATAATTTTGTTTACCACCTGCTTTATTAGCCATTATTTATCTCCTTCAGTTAATTCTTTTCTTTCGGCTTGTTGTAACTGTTTAGGAGAAAACCCTTGAAACATACCAACTATGCCTACATCCTTTTTAGTTGCAGGGGTAGATGTGCCAATAATCTTTCCTAGTTCTTTTAATGATTGTAATACTACATTATCATCTTCACCTGTATCCGCTAAATGTTTTAGGCTTCTTAATACATACTCATGGTCTATACCTAGACTTTTTGCTATATCAGTAACCCCTTTTTCTACTTCATTCATAATTCTTTCCTGTTTTAATAATAACACTGCTTTCTTTTTAGCTTTGCTATAATCATTTTCTTTATAAACATTTTGAACAGCAGTAACTGCATCCTTACCTACTATTACCTCAGTAGTAAATAGTCTTTCTTTCTTTGTTATATTTTTACGTTTTTTAAAATTTTCGTTAGCTTGTTTTACATTCTTTGAAAAAGTATATCTATTAGGATGTAAATCGAAGTTAGTATCCATTTTAGATTTATCATTTAATAAAAATGTACCAACTACAGTACGGACATAGCCTCTATTTAATTTAAAATTCTTTCTATCGTTTGGATGACTAATACCGCTACGTTTTAATATTTGGACAATACCACCATCATCAGATTTAACCCAATCTCCTTCTTGGGGATTATCTTTCCAATGCTTTGGATTAATATCTTTGTGATATTTTTGAAACTCCTCTACAGTATTATAGACGTAATGCTTAACGCCTTTAATCTCTCTATAATCCATCCTTTTTTCTTTTCAATTTTTCATTTTCAACATATAACATATCAATAAGGTAAATAACTTTTGATGGGATTCTATACTCTTTTCCATCTATTTCTATAAACCCTATTTCATTATTCTTGTCCTCAGAAAGCTCTTTTAATGCCTTTACTTGGTCATCATAAGACTTTGTGAATAGACTTTCTAATAATTCAGACATAATAGAATCTATATACGCCCATGTTATATTTCAAAATAAAAAAATAAAAAAATTTTAGGGATGCCAAGTAGCGATTTTATCTAAACACGCTTGAAGATTTTTAAAAGAAATTTTATTTTGATAAAACGCTTCCATAACTTTATCTTTTTTTTCATTCGGAAGCCCATCCATTTCAATTTCCAATAGAACTTTGATAATCTTTTTCTCATTATGAGTCATCTCCTGTTCTATCGCCATTTATCCCTGTTCTAGCAGTATTAATATATTAGTAGTACTAGCCTTCTATTCATCTTTTCCCACCACCACACCCTCAAAGGTAAAACTAAGTCAAGGTCAGAACCAAGAAAAAAAGTGCGAAAAAAAATTTTTCTAAAAAAAATGGACGTAAATGCAGTGCATAGTATATTCACACCCCATACCCTAAAATGCGAGATTTGATTTATCAATTTTTCGTTATGTTTCGTTTTAAATTTAAACCTATGAGGATTATTATGAACAACATGATTAGATTTCAACTCCATGGCAAGCAAGCTTTCACTATCTCTAATGAGCATGGTGAGGAGCACACTTCTTGGCAACCTACCACATTTCTATGTGCGTACGACACCAAAGCAAAGAAAGCCTTCTTTCTACGCAATGGTGGCACAGAGATTGGTAAGGAGATTGAGAATCTTCCTACAGAAACTGTTGAGTTTCTAACCAAGTAGAATGGATGGCAAACCCCCCTTCGGGGGGGTGCGTCTTAAAAAGAACGACATACATTTTTCACATACATACCATAGGAGATTACCAATATGAGTCTGCACTTTGACTTTCATAGCAAGATATGGGTTGTAATAGTGAGTGGCACTTCACATCTACTATACTACTCAGTCTCACGTGCACAATGTATAGCTTATATGAATAACATGGGCTAATAACATTAGTACATATTAACACGTCTAACAAACGGAGTCTTTAGCGTGGCTTGGCAACAGAATGACGCTATTAATTAACCATTTAACAAGGAGAGAACTAATGGCACAGATTACCAAAATCATAAACAATATATCATTTTATTTATTATTCGGTTCAATATTTATACTTGGACTTATTTCAGGAATAGGACTAATTATTATATTAATTGATGCTATTCAAAAGATTATAACATAACTAGGAATCATTACTATTTAACTAAAGGATTAATATCATGAAAGAATTATTTATAAAACTATATCACTGTTTTATTTTCGTATCTTTATCAATGATAGCTGTGCTTGGCATAGCATCGTTTATCATACTAGTAACATCCTTAATACATAACAACATTTAACTGTCTTGTATTTGGTAATCTAGACAATAAGCAGGTGTCTTTTATATCTATAATAATATGCTCTCTCCTTTAAGAGTAGATGCCTGCTTAAATTTTATATTTGACTTGTGAGTACGAACAATTCCTCGACATGGGAATAAGTACCATGCAGTGCAATAGGTTTGCAACCTTTAATAGACAATCAACGAGCAAGTGCTTGAGAGAGTCTTAGCACAATTCATGATTAATAAACAAAAAACCAACTACAGTGTCATTGCTTTATTAATATACAGGTGGATAGACGTATCCAAAGTAGAGTCCTGTCAAGTCAAAAATTTTATATTAAGTGAGTCACAAAACTACCTTAGTAAGACCGAAACTAAGCAAAGCACTTAATCAAAATGCTAAAGAGTAATTATAGATTACATATAAACTAGTTATGTTATTCCGCTCGTGTAGTTAGTTGCTACATAAACTACGAGTCACCGTAATATAGGTAGTCAGCAATGCATTGAACGTACTGCTGCTATATGGTAATGTGTCGATAGTATTTTTATTGACATGTAATAGTCTAGAGCTGTTTAAAATACAAATATGCTTTCTTTAGCATTTAATTATGTAAGGCTAGGTATTGTCAGTAAATCTAATAAAAGAGTAGTCTAGACTGAAAGCAAACTCTTGAAGATTTATGCTATGGCTCTAGCCTTGCTATATTTTAATAGGGTGTAGACATAACTAAAATAGTATTGATTAATTGGAGTATTAATTTCACAACCCATAATAATCAGTTTGCACCCTTAGTATAATTTATTAAATAAAAAAGAGGAGCATATATTATGCCTGATAAGTATGATATGGAGCTAGACGCACAACCAACTCTAGCAGAGATAAAATATCAATGTGAACATAAACATACCGAAAGAGCAGAATACTATTTTGGTAGAGATTATAGTAAAGACTATTTTTTCTATTGGATTTGTTCTAGCTGTGGTGAGGAAGTAGAGAGTGAACCTGATGAAGCGTAAAGCATATTTAAGAAATAGGTCATTTACAAGTCAAGGCAGAGTAGGTGCATCAGAATTATTAATTAAAAAACTTATTAAAAAGTCAAAAAAGGAGATTAGAAATATGTCAGTGCAAGTAACAAAAGAGGATTTCTTACAATATAAAAGAGTCCAAGAAAGTGGTGAGTTTAATATGTTTGACCCATCAGCAAGAATGATGACAACTCTATCTAAAGAACAATGGGTGCATATTATGCAAAGTTATGAATCACTAAACAATGCTTGGGGCAAAGAAAATGATAAACCTGAAGAATGAAAAAATTGTAACATCTGTATTATCTAACGTATCTTATAAAGAGATAAAAAATAAATATCCTGATAAGATTGTTAGTGCATATACAGAAGGTCAAAGATTAGTATTAGTTTTAGATAAGTGCAGAATCAAATATGATGAAAGAATACCTCAAAAAGATGACAATGTATATGGTTCGATTCATAAATAAACTATTATTAATAAGATATGGTTGTCTGTTTGGTTGGATATTATGGTTGATGTTATGGTATATGCTTCCTGCCTTTGGACAAGAGCTTCCAATAAATTTTTAAGAAAGGGTAGTAATATGGGAATGGATGTATATGGATTGAATCCAAAGAAAAGAGTTGAAAAAAGTCAAGAATTTAAAGACATATTAAGTAAATATGGTGAAAAGGTAGGAATGTTTTTAGATTGGAATAAAAAAATACCTAAAGATGTTATGCATAGATATTATGACATAAAAGAACAATATGAGCAAGATAATCCAGGTATTTATTTTCGCAATAATGTATGGTGGTGGCGACCTCTATGGGATTATGTTTGTGTTGCTTGTTCTGATATTGTAACAGAAGAAGACCATAGACAAGGTCATAGTAATAGTGGTCGTAGAATATCTAAAACTAAATCTAAAAAAATAGCTGCTAGACTTAGAAAACTTGTTAAAGATGGCACAGTAAAAGATGCTGAGATAGTAAATGCAGAAATGCGTGGTGAAGCTATCAGACATAATACTAAAGTAGATGCTAGATTAGAACAACTACGTTTAGATATGATTAAAATGACAGGCGATAAAAATATTGCACCTAAAGATTATCCCAATAAGTATAGAAAGCAATGGGCTGATATTTATGGTGAAAGTAAAGGCATAGCTGATTATCCATTTAGTGAAGAGAATGTAATAAGATTTATTTCTTTTTGCGATGATAGTGGTGGATTTGAAATCTGTTAATTAAAATTGTGAGGCTAGATATGGTATAGTCAATTACGGCTACAGATACTAGTCTTGGTAGAGTAATGTTATGGCTCTAGCCTCACTTTAACTTGAGGTTATAATGGTTAAATTAATGCAACAAAGAGTAAAGAAATTACTTGCTTCTGAATCACGTTATCGTGTATCTGATACTAATCTTATGGCAAGAGTATGGTATGATGATTTAGTAGCAAGAGGTAAAGATACATCAAATATGACTGCTACTGAGTTTTTAATTGAATTGCAAAAAGGCAATCTAACTAATTGGGAAACAGCTACAAGAGTTAGACGCAAACTGCAATCTAAACATAAAGAACTTCGTGATGATAAAGTATACAAAGGTAGAAAAGATGAAGAAGAACGTTGGAGAAATAGATTTTCACCTAATGTATATCAAGTTCAGCGATTAAAATAAAAATATAACTTGACTCTAAATGTAGATATTGTTATATTTAGAGACTTATTTCGTGGAGGAAATATGAAAAAAACTAGCTTTGTAGAGTCAGTTTATGGTGATTGGCTTCGATTTTTAAATGATGAAAATAGAAAAAAGTATAATGAACATAAAGGTATGTTTAGTGCATCATCTGCAGGTACTTGTTTTCGTAAACAGCATTTAAAACGACAAGGATTGGATGAACCACCATTAGATAACAGAGTAATGAGACTATTAAGACTAGGAACTGTTGTTCATGAAGATATACAGCAGAGCTTAATAGATTACTTTAAATCTAATCAAGATAAACTTAATCAAGTACTTTACATAGAACATAAAATACAAATTAAAGACTTAAATGTTGTTGGTCATTTAGATATTGCTATAGAAGAAGGTGACAATGTTAAAGTTTACGATATAAAAACTTCAGCCGCTTATAAATGGAAAATGAAGTTTGGTCGTAATCGTGAAAAGAATGGTAGTGTAAACTATAATTTACAAATTGGCACTTATGCTTATGCAATGGGCGAACAATTACAAACCGATAATGTTGATATGTCTTTGCTATGGTACAATAAAGATAATAGTCAATTAAGAGAAGAACCACTAGGTAACAATTGGATGAGTCTTGCTATAGAATATTGGGAAGAGTTAAATGAAACTCTTGAAGATGTAAAATCAGTAGATGGTAGCGAATTAATTCCAGGAAGTTATGGCGTACCAATGATGAATTGGGAATGTCGATATTGTGGTTTTAAAGACATACATTGTCAAGGAGTATAAAATGGCAGATATAACTATGGAAGAAGCATCTGAGTTTACTTTCCATAATACTAAAGATGTAACTGTAAATAATTTAATTGGCAAGTTTTCAAGTAGAGCAATTAAATCTAATGAAAAACATGGCGATACAATTAATGAAGTAAATAAAACTGTAGGTCAATGGGTACAAGAAGGATTAGAAGAAGCAATGGATATGTGCGTATATCTACAGAGACTAGAAGAGTTAATTGAAGAAATTAAAGTACATCTTGTAGATTTAGGTTGGGAGACTCAAAGAATGAGTAGTGATGGTACAGAAACTTTAAAAATACTATGGGAATATTTTGGTATTCCGTGGGATGAAGCAATAGATAAAGGAGAAAATTATGGATGATAAATTGGCATTAGCTGATATAAATCTAGATGTCATAAACGAGTCTTTGTCAAAAATTACTGAGCATCAAAAGAAAGTTGGTAAAATACAGACACCAAAAGGCTTAGTAAAGAAAAAGATGGGATTTGATTATGTTGAACTATCTTATATGAAAAAAATAGCTAATGAACAATATCCAGGATGGTCTTGGACTATAATAAATTCTGAGGCTATGGGTACTGCAGCTTATTTAGTTCATGGCAGACTTAAATGGTTTGACAATGGTATATGGCGAGAAGGCGATATGGTAGCAGCACATAGGATACAGAAGAAAAGAGATTCTGAGGAGTTTGTAGAAATAGGTAATGATGTTAAATCTGCTAACACTGATTGTCTTAAAAAAGCATTTAATGTATATATGAATATTGCTGCAGATGTATATCGTTCTGATGACCCAACTCTTGATGATGAACAAATTAATACTTTATTAACACTTGCTGAAAAATGTGGCAAAGAAGAAGTAATTGGTGACCAAATAGCAAATGGTGCTATCAATACTTATAATTATTCAGGAAGTAAATCAAAATTAGAGAGGATGGTTAAAAACAATGACTAATGAAGAACTATTAGAAAAAGGCATATCATATGATATTGGCACAAATGATGGCAAAATATTTAGCAGGGTTGTTTACAAAGGAACAAAAAATGTTATGGGTAAACAAATTATGTGCTTTGAGACTCAAAATAGAGAATCTTTAAGTGTAAACCCTAGTTACTTTGCCTTTTCATTAGAAGATAACGGAGAATATCCACAACCTAAAGATTTTAATATAGGAGAAAATCAAAATGGCTAAACTCACAGTAGCAGAAGCTCAATCCTTGCATGAAGAAGGTGTACTTAGTGCATCTGCATTAAAAGAAATGCAAGATAAAGGGCTTGTTTCAACAAGAACAAGAAACGAAAAACGTGTAATGAAAACAAAAGAAGGTGGCTTTGTTACACCTCAGTTTTATTTTCAGGGATTAGATGGTCATAACTATAGTAAGAAAATGACCGATTTAAGAACTAAAGTACAAACTTTGATAAATGAGTTCACAACAATACAAAAAACAAATAATAAGTAGAGGCAATAACATATGATTGACATGGAAAATACATACTTTGATGCGTCAAATGATGGCGTAATACCAATAATTCCAGGACAATATCCTGCGCATGTTTGTGGTTTTGAAGGTAGAGAAGTGCAAACAAAAATAGGTACACAAAAAGTATTTAATGTTGAGTTTAAAATAGCAGACGCAGTTAATAAGATGGAAATTATTAAACATCAATACGTTGAAGACAAATTAGTACCTATAATGGAAGATGGTAAAGCTGTTAAAATATCAGCATCATTTATGAATGGTAAACAGTTTAAAAGTACAGGCATATGGCTCACCGAAAATCCCGCAGAAGGCGAAGGATGGCGAAATAGAAATTATGTAAATTTCTTTCAGGGCATTGGCGTAGTATTCCCAAAAGTAGAAGATAAAGTAAAATTAGCAGAAGTAGAAGAAACTGATATATTAGGACTTCCTGTTTTTGTTAAGCTAGACAAGGAATATTACGAAAAAGATGGTGAAGAAAGGTCTACATGGAAAGTATTCTCAGCTACAGCTTGGCTAGATGGCGAGAAAATATCACAAGATGAAGTAAAAGAAGACGTTCCATTTTAATAAATAGATGTGTAAATCTAGCAGTGCCAATAATTGAATCGTAAGCACAGATTATTGGTTATAATACAGTGTCATCTAATGTAGGGGTTGTGAGAATGAGGAGTTTTTCAAAGCTAACACCCTTTCTCCCTTCTTGCAACCCTTGCATAAACTTGGAGACAATATGAAAATATCAACACTAGTTAAAAGAGCATTAAAAAATGGTTTTAAAGCAAAGCCTGCTCATGGATATAAATGGTTAAAAGACATCCCTGTTGGTAGTATGTTTGAAACTGCTAGTGGTACTCGTGGAATATTATTAGATTGTGAAGTAAATGCTAGAGTTATCATTACACAAACCAATGTCAAAGATAATCCTGAAAGTTATATGGGTAAAAGGATTATATCTGACCAAACAGAAGTAAAGGAGTTATAATGGAAGCATTGATAATTTTAACAGGTAGTTTAATTTGGATAGCAATATCTGTTGCTGTAATTTTACTTGGAACGATTGGAATAATAACTTTATTAGAAAATAAATATAATGGCTTCAAACAAAAAAGGTAATTGGAAAAATGTTAAACTTATGTATTATGAGCCGTATCAAGACGTTATTACTCGTGCATATGAAAAACTAGAAGAAATGTATAGTTATAATTATGAAAACAGTTTTAACGAGGAAACTTGGACACCTCATTTACGAGAAGAATTACCTATACATTTTAGTACAATTTTTCACATGGAGTACAATGATGCCTAACTTAAACCATTGTTTAGATTGCGATAAACCTTATACTAATCGTGGTCTTGTATGTTCAAATTGTGGTATAAAATACAGAAACATACATGAAACAACACAAAGATTAACTTACCAAATAAGTAAGAAATCTAAAAAAAATAAAGACACATATAATTTAATTAATTGGGCTATTTATAGCTCAAGAAAGAGGTTGGCAGAGGAAAAGTGTTAATTTGGATTGGCGTTTGAATTAAAGACAATCTGTTGAGCGTAATGAGCGTTTTATACACGAGTTACGCTCTCTCTTTCTATAGGAGGTAAAGTGAACAAACCAAGAGATAAGTTTCCCTATAAAAGCATTACCTGTAAAGAGTATATAAAAGATAGAGATAAAACTTTCGCTGAAAATGGCAATGGTTGGTGGTGGTATCAAGGTACTCAAGTAGGTAGAAAAATAGACAAAGAAAGAATAGAGAGGAAATATAAATGGGTAAAATGAAAAAGATAGCAGAATTAGCTATGAGTGGTAAAGTAGAAGATGAAAAACAATTATATGATATTCTATCTAGCAAAATGAGTAAAGGTGCAGCTAGAATAGGTGTTAGTGAGTTTATAAAAGCTGCTCAAGAAATGAAAAAAGAAATGAAAATTGAAAGTGACAGTACTGAATTATAAATGTCCCGCTTGTGGATATAGTAAACAGACAAATTACAACCCTTCAAGAGAAATATCTAAACTTCGTAGATTAAGACAATCAAGTACAAGAAAGCTACTTAGACAAGTTGTCAACAAAATTAAAATAAACATTCCTAGCGAAAATAACATTACTAAAGAGTTTTATTTTTACCAAAGCATATCACAAGTTAGTGATGCTGAAGTAAAATATGGTTTAAATATATATATGAGTAGTAACTCGTATTATAAAGGAAAAGGTTTTAAATATTTAACACAGATAATATTAAATCATAATACAAATAAAACTAAAATGAAAGAATTTGAAAGACAGATGATTGGTAAACCACCATCCATCGTAAACTTAGAGGAGGATTAATATGTCATTAATAGACAGCACATTGTTTCCTGTAGAGGAAGTACCAATATTTAAAGATGTTGTTACACATTATCTTGGAACTCACGATAAAAATGGAAGAAGTGGATATAAATTTATAGTGAGAAAAGATACACGTCAAATACTTAGTGTTATGACTGATGATTATAAGCTTGTAACAAATAAACAAATCATTGATGCAGCTGTTCCAACATTAAAGAAATTTGGTGCTGAAGTAAGAGAAGCAGTATCACTTGCAAATGGTCAAAGAACTGTTTATAAATGGATAATGCCAAAAGAGTTTATTAAAATAGATAGTAAAGATGTTATGAACCCTGAAATTATCATCAAAAATAGCTATGATGGTAGTTTACAAATTCATATATTAGCAGGTGCTTTTCGACTAGTTTGTTCTAATGGAATGATTATCGGTAAAACGATTAGCAATCATAATTACAAACACAATGTCGGAAATACTAGATTAGACAATCTAGAAGAGGTTATCAGCAAAGTCATTGCAAAAACAAAAGCTGAAGGAAGTAAGCTACCAAAGCTTAAAGACACAAAGCTAAATGAATTGCATATAATTGACTTAATAAAACTATTCCCTTCCACGATGTCCGAGTTTCTTACACAGTACTTAATTGCCAACAAGCCAAAAACATATTGGGATTTGTACAACGTAGCTACTTATATATTAACTCATAGAATGAGCAGAAGATATACAACTACACATAAGTTAGAAGCTCAAATATATCCGTCAATTATAAAGTGGGCTAAAGCATAGATGACTTCTTTTAAATGGGCAGATTGTCCTGTTATTATACCTTATATGGGAGGTAAATATCAGTTAAGCAAAGTTTTGATACCTATGATTGCACAACATGATAGGTACATAGAGGTATTTGCAGGCGGTCTGTCCATGTATATGCGTAAAGCAAATGCTAAACTAAGCATAGTAAATGATTATGATAGTGATATAGCTAATTTATATCATGTAGTATGTGAAGACTATGACAGTTTTATAAAGTATTGCAGGCTTATACCTAAATCTAGACATTTATTTGAAGCATTTAAATTAGAATTAAAAGAAAAACATAAAACAAAAATACCTGATTACAAACGAGCAGTTAAATATTATTATTGTATTATGAACGCATTTAATAATAATTACAATAATCCTATGAGTAAAGAAAATGATTGGGATACAGGTGCGTTAGATTTTTTACACTATGGTAGAGAAAAACTATTAAGAACTGTTATAGAAAATTTTGATTTTAGAGAATTGCATAAAAGATACCCTGCAAAGAAAGGAGATTTTTGGTACTATGACCCTCCTTATGTTAGAGCAGGAGAACGTAAAGATTACTATTTCTTTGATTTTAATGAACAAGACCATGAAGAATTAGCTGAACTTGTTAAAACTATTGATAAAGCAGGAGCAAAGTTTATGGTTAGTTATGATGACAGAGATATAGTAATGGAGTTATACAAAGACTTTCTTATAACTAAAATACCTGTAAAGTATGCAGGTCAAGCTATTGGTGAAGATTATAAGAATGAAATTGTAATAACTAATTATGAACCTAATAACCAACAAGTGAGTCTATTATGAGTTTAGTAAAACCCATAACAAGAAAATCATTTAAAATACGACCATCAGGTAGAAGTAGTGATTTTATATCACCTAGCTTTGGTTATGGTTGTTTACTTGAGTGTGCTTATTGTTATATGAAAAGACACATGCCAAAAGGTTTAAATTACGCAACTAATATAAATTCAATACTTGACGAGATACATAATCATTCTTTATTTGCATATGTAGACAAACCTAATCAAACAGACCCTAAGTATATAACTTACGATATTGCTTGTAACGAAGATTTTGCATTTCATAGTAAATTTTATGATTGGCAAAAAATATTTGAGTTTTTTGTTGAACATGAAAAAGCAAAAGCTACTTTTGCAACTAAAGTTATACCTGAAAAATTTCTAGAATTTAATCCACAAGAAAAAGTTAGAATCAGATTTAGTTTAATGCCACAACGTATTGCATCAATATTAGAACCAAACACACCTGATATTATAGACAGAATAAAAGCAATTAACACATTTAGAAAAGCAGGCTATGATGTTCACATTAATTATTCACCTGTTGTTTATTATAATGAATGGCTAGAAGATTATACTGAATTATTTAATTTAGTAGACAGCATAGTTGATGACAAAGAAAATGTATTAGCAGAAGTAATATTCTTAACACATAACTACAATAAACATAAATACAATTTAGATAATCATGAAGAAGCAGAGAAATTATTATGGAAGCCATCTATACAAGAAAATAAAACTTCTAACTATGGTGGTATGAATATTAGGTACAAAAGACAAATTAAGTATAATCTTATAAATGATTTTAAAGATAGACATAATGCTATTGTGCCATGGAACAAAATAAGATATATATTTTAAAGGAGGATATATGAGCGTAAAAGATTTTCCAAAATCTATAGAAGCAGAAGAAGCAGTCATAGGTTCTATTTTGTTAAAAGGCAATGATATATTTTCTAAATGCAATGGTTGGATTAGAAATAGCAAAGCTTTTTATTCTTCTAATTTACGGATTATGTGGAAAGCTTGTGCAGTAATGCACAGAAATGGAGAAGCAATTGACACTGTTACACTTACACAACATTTAAGAGATAATAATCATATTACTAAAGATAGCACTTTAGATTTGTATTATATTACAGGATTAGCAGAATCAGTTCCATCAATAGCAAATGTAGAAAATTATGCTAGGATTATATGGGAAAAATATATCAAGCGTGAAACTATTAAATCAGCACATAAATTGTATAGCGAAGGTTTAGACAATCAAGAAGATAAAGCAGAAGAAATGTTGTCAGCACATGCAAAGCTTATTAACGAATTACAAGAAATAGCACCTAGCAAAAAGAGAGATATTAGTGAAATTGTCAACGATACTGTAGAAACATTAAAGACAGGTAGCAATATAATACCATTTGGCTACAAACCTCTTGACAATATTGCAGGTGGCATGACTCGTAAAGAAATTACTGTCATTGGTGGTAGACCAGGTCATGGTAAGACCACTTTAACAACGAACTTAACCTTGAGTTTATTAAAGCAGGGTTATAAAGTTATGCTGTTTAATCGTGAGATGAGCAACAGCGAGATGATGAAGAAGTTTTTTGTTATGAATAGCGATGGTTTATCTTATCAAGATTTGCGTGTTGGCGATATGGATGAAGGTAGAATACAAAATATTGAGATTATTGCTGATGATGTTAAAAAAGAATTAGATAATCTTATTATGTACGATGACATAAGAACTTTAGGAGATGCAATAAGAGAAATACAAAGAGAAAAACCTGACGTAGTTATTGACGATTATATACAGCTAGTAAAAGTTAAGAATACAAATAATAAAGACAGACGTTTCGAGATAGAAGATATACTTACAGAATACAAATGGGTTTGCAAAAAAGAAGATTGTAGTGCAATACTTGTATCACAGCTTAATCGTGAAATTGAGAAACGATTAGAACCTAGACCTAAAATGTCTGACTTTTCAGAAAGTGGTGCTATAGAGCAAACTGCAGAAACTGCATTATTTGTTTTCTATGGTTATAACTTTGATGACGAAAAATATGACAAACACGAAATAGAAGTTATTTGTGATAAAGCTCGTTATGGTAAAGTCGGAACTTACGTTATGGGATTTAATGGTAGTAAATGTAAGTTTTACAATAACGGAGAAGACGCTAGAAACCATGCAAAAGAATTACAATCAAAACATTTATCAACTATAAGCAAAGATAGAGTAATAGAGAAAGGGCTATTTTAATGACACCAATAGAAACATCAACTGCAACAATTAAAATGACAAGACAAGAAATAACTACAGTTATTAATACATTAGACTTTATTTGTAGTATAAATTTACCAATAGATAGTGAATTTTTAAAACCATACGAAAAGCTAAAAACAGATTTAATGAAAATAGAAAAACAATTAATTGATGGCGAACAGCAAACAAGATGAAATCAGTACATATTATAGGAATTGACCCTGGCAAAAATGGTGGAATAGCTAGGGTCATTTTCACTAATAAATATATTTGGTCTGCTCATAAATGCCCTGAGGACATCAATTCAATGTCAGATATTCTTAAAACTTTTAAGAAATTCGCAATTAAACCTATATGTTATCTGGAAAAAGTACACGCATTTCCAACAGATGCAAGGAGTAGTGCGTTTAAATTTGGCATGAACTTTGGAATATGGCAGGGCATTTTAGCAGCCTTAAAAATAGAAACCATTTTAGTTACACCTCAAGTTTGGCAAAAAGATTTGGAGTTATCTAAAATAAAGCAAGAAAGGAAAAATGAATTGAAAAAAATTGCAACAAATGTAAGTGGTATTAAAGCAACTTTAAAAACTGCTGACGCATTATGTATAGCAAATTGGGGTTTACAAAATGTATAGTGTAGGTCTTCCTCAAATTGAAGAAAAGGTTTGTATTGGAAATGAATTTTATGGAATTAATGTACTAGTAATTACAACAACTGACTCTTATAATCATACTCGTGTACAAAAAGAATCAAGAATTAAACTATATCCTGTTGAACTAGAATACTCACATTTTTATAAATATAAAATAGAGTTTGGTATTAGAATTTTTGGAAAACGTATTAATATAGGATTAGAGTATGGAAAATCGGAAAAATATTAAAGATAGATTAAAACAAATATTAGATGGATTTATAATCGTACAAAAAAATATCAATCATCTCATAGATGAAACGAAACAACTGCTAAAAAGGATTGACAATTAAACAGTAGCTACTCATCCTCGGTTAGTAACTCATAACCTGTTACTCCTAATTGCAGTACATAGCTGAGTAAAACGGGCAGTAGTAGAAATTTAAGGGCGTTGCCTATTTCTCCTAGTGCCCCATCAGCTTCTTCATCATCATTCATAGCAAGAATAGAAGTCCAAAGACCCATTCTAAAAGCAAATCCTAAAGCAGGACTTTCAGCACTTCTTATCATTCCAAAACCTGTACTACCTGTATTTCTTAACATTCTTCCCAAAAAAGGAACAACACTTATTAAACTTCCAACAGCACTTGCCATAACTCTTGTAAATAAAAACCTTGCCATAGCTATAGCTTCATGGTCAACATTTTTTGCTTTAGGGTCATATTTTTTATTTTTATCTTGAACAACAGATTGTTTAACTATACTACCAATAGCATTTGCTATTCTTACCATACCATCAGCAGCACTATTATTTCCATCAGTAAATTTTTTAAATGTTTGCCAATCATAAATACTTTGTAAAGTTGGATATTGCTTATATTGAAATATTAATCTACCAAATCCATTAAAACCTTCACCAAGATACATAGGAGTCATACCAAATTGAGTATTATATACAGCATCTCTTCCAATTTTTTTAGCTAATTTACTATTTAAATCTTGAAAATCTCCATTTTGCAAATCTTCCATTGTTCCAGGCAATATTCCTCTTTTTTGTGCATCTATTAAAGCCATTAATACAGTCATACTTCTTAGTGTTTTTTCACCTTCTGTAAAAGTAAATATTTCTTTTCCTGGTCCACCTATTTCATCAAACCACCAACTTAATTTCCAAGTTACCCATTTTTTTATTTTAGCTTCAGTCATATTACCCATTAAAGCTCTAACTCTATTTTCAACCATTTCATAACTTTGGTCTTTTGTTAACCCATAAAAATCAAATAAAGCTCCTCTTTTTTCTGCTAATGCTGCTTTATCAATTTTACCTTTAAGTTTTCTTAGTTCCTGTAATTCTCTTATAGATGCTCTAGTCGCTCCTTGTTGCCTCATTTCCATTTTTATTAAAAACTCATCAGCCCAATCAGCTCCTTCTTTAACAAATTTTTCTCTACCTGCTTTACCTGCTTTTAATAAATCACGAAATTGTTTTAATTGAATAGGGTTTGGAGTACTTCCAAAAAATGGTACAAACAAAAAATCATTCCATTTTGCATCACCATCTATATTCATTATATCTGAAAATTGATTTAAAACATTTAATACACCTGTATTTTCAACAATTTTATCCATCTGTGTTCTAAATTTTTGTCTTAATTTATAAGCATCTAAAGCAGTACCAAAACCTACTTGTATAATTTCGTTAACAATTTGTGTTTGGTTCCCTAATGCAGGTTCAGCACCTAAATATCTTATTGTTGATGGAGTTGTAAACCATTTTGTCATTCTTTCTGCTGATTGTGCATCATGTGTAACCCCACCTCTCATCCAATTTGGTAAACTATTCATCCATTTAGCTGTTTGTTCATATCCTGTTTTCCCACCATAAAAAGTCATAGCTCTAGTATCAGAATCACCCATAGCTAATTTAATTCTATTAGATAAATATTCTATTGTACCTCCAGGAGTTTTTACATCTTCTAATACACTAATTGCTTTTAAAGTCTCTACTATAACTTGATTTCTATGTATGTTTCTATACATATGATTTAAATAATCTTTATATATACCTGCGTCTTTTCTCCTACCTACTTGATTTGTCCAACCCGTTATATGTTTTAAATATGGGTTAGCCAACATATCTACCATAGCACTTCCATCTCTATTTTCACCCATTGAAGCAAGTATGCTAACTAAATTTTGTTTTCCTTCTGTAAGTCTAGCTATTCTATTTTCATCTTTTGTTTCTTCTGTTAGCTTAGTATCAATAGCTTCTATTTGTTTCATCAATTGTTCTTGTATAGCAGGATAACTATATAAGTGAGGAACATAATTTTCTTTTTTCATTTTAGCATAAGTAGTAGATGTTCTTAACTCTCCTGTGCTTTCATCAAACCAAACTCTACTTTCAACACCACCTATATCTATAATTTTTTTTATTTTAGTAGATATTTCTTCCTCACTTAAACCTGCTCTTCGATATTTTGATATTAATTTATTTTGTAATTTTTGTCTTTCGTTTTCTATTTTTCTTGCTTTATATGAAGCATCATCATAAACAAGTTTTAATTGTTTTCTAATTTCTGATACTAAAGACCATACAGATTCCATCAATTCTTTTGGTGGCTGATTTTCTATTTTTTCAAAATTAACATATTGTTTAGTATGTGTTCCATCTATAGGGTCGCCTTTTTTATATTTTTTACCAGTTTTAGGTGCTATCCTTCTTCCAAAATCATTTATTTCTGTAGACCTATAGTATACTCCATCTTGACCTTCTTCTCTTCCAAATACTTTATCTACTTCTGCTTGTGTATAATCTTGTGATGTTGATTCTACTTCACCATCTATAAGTTTTATTGTTTTGCCTATATAATTTAGTCTTGTTCCTTCTACAGGTGTACCCATATCTCCTAATTGAACTTTATCTATTAAGTAAGCTTTATAACTTTCTACTTCTGAAGCTGCTCCTGATTCAGTTCTAATATTAGCACCTTCACCTTGCTTAATCATTACATATCTATATTTAAATTGTTTTAATCCATCTGTTCTTACTATAGTGTGAATACCTGCTACTCTATTTCCATTTGAATCTTCATCTTCACTTACTGTAGAATCTTTTGATTTAAACATTTCATATATTTTACGTTTTAAAAAAAGATAATCACTATCTTTCTCTTTTGGTGAAATATTAGTTATAGGCTTTACACCTGCTTCATCTTCAATTGTATCTATTTTTTTATTTATAACAGAAGGTACAATTAATCTAGTTTGACCATCTAATATTTCATTAGGAAGTTCATCTCTATATAAACCAATAATAGCTCTTTCTATATCATTATCACTTGCGTTTACTTCTTCTCTTGGTACATTTTTTATAGTTCCATCACTGTATTTTACTTTATAATGCTGTACATTGTTAATAATAGTTTCTCCAACCAAAACAACATCTTCATCGCTATCTACTAACCTAAATGGTACATAATTCTCTTCACTTAAACCCCAAATAGAAACATTATTTAAATTAAATCTTGAACCCATGCTTCTAATTGCTGATGTCCAACCATTAGTAAAATTTTCACGAGCATTTGATATAGGAGTAGAATATTTACTTGTAATAGAAATATCTCTATCGCTTAATCTTAAAGCTTTGTTAATAAGGGCTTGTATAATACCATATTTATCTGCTTTTGTAGCAACAAATTCAGGAGGAGAGCCCCAAATATCTATTGCTGGAATCTTACCACTTTTAAGCCATTTTTCTCTTTGCCTTATTCGTCTTACTACAAGTTTTTGTGTTGCTTTAGCAGTACGCTGACCTTGTCTTATTGTTATAGGATTTATTTCTCCTCGTAAATTTTTAGCAAAACTTAAATTCCAATCTTGTGCCATTTGAGTTGGTGTTGTTATTTCAGGACTGTAGTTTATTTCTCTTCCTGTTTGCAACATATCTCCAACAAGTGTATCAAACAGCTCACTATGTTCTTTATATTGCAATTGTGCCATTTTTAATTTTCTTTTATTGGCTAAAGTCTTACTTTGGTTGTAAGCTTTTTGAGCAGCTTTTACAATACCCAAAGATTTATAACCAATTAAATCAGCAACAGCATTATTACATTCAGCTCTCCAACGATTTATATGCATAGCGTCATGAACAGAAGCTGCGGTCATAGCTTTTTTACAACTCATGAGTTCACCAAACAGACATCTATATTTTTAACTTCATCATACTTTTGATATGTTTTTACAATATTCTTAACTATTTTAAAATATTCTTTTTCTTGTCTACTTTTTTGTGCAGTTTGCTCAATGCCTTGAAAGCTTTGTTTTCTTAAATTGTTTTCAAACATAGGTAAATATTGTGCTACAACTTTATCATTCATCAATGATAATGGTGGTAATTTTAATACATGAACATCATTATCAAAGCCTCTTAACATTCTGAATGTAGCCCATATTTGTGAATTTTCTGATAGTTTATTCCATTGCTCTTGGAATCTTTCTGTAAAAGCAATTACTTCATCATTTAAATCAGATTGTACATTCTCTGTTTTTCCTTGTTTACCAAGATTCTGTTTTAATGCCATCCAGCTATCTTTAAAATTACTTGACTCTGTATTAAATTCTTTTTTACCAAATAAAAATTCATGAGCTGCAACATAATCTTTTTTATTTTTACCAACTATAAAATCTCCCCAAAATGGAAAATTAGTAGCATTATCTATTAATTCTTCCATAGCTAATGTATGAGCATTTCTTTTTGCTCCAACATTTCTGCTAATTTGATAAAATTCTATATCTTTCATTTTTTGACCAAGAGACAGCATTAATTCTTCAGCAGGACTTATAATGTTTTTCATTGTCAATCTGTCTCCATAAAACTCACCATGTGTTTTTGGATTGTATTTAGGATTTGTTTTATTGCTGTCTTTATAAGACATATCTTCTCTAAACTTATCAGCATAGTCTTGACTTTTAGAAAGCTTACCATTTTCATCAAAATGTCTATCATTTAATTGTATACTTTGAGATACATTTCTATCAAAACTCGCAGCTCTTCCTGCTTTATTATCAAGGTCAGTTCCTGCTCTTCTTTTACTAATATTTTGCCCTGCATAAACAAGACTTAACATAGCAGTCATTTTAGAAGCACTTTTCTTACCTATATTATTAGGGTCATATAGTTTTTTATTACTAACACTCCCATCTTTGTTTGCTATTTCAAATATTCTTGTTAACATAAAATCAAAAGCAGGTATATTAGATTCATCTAAAATTTTACCAAGAACATCATATTTGCCTGAATCTACAGCCATTTGGAATAGAGTAGATATTTCATGGTTAACTGTTGTTTGTAAATACACAGCACCATCAAAAGATAAATCAACAACATTACCTTTTGAATCAACTATATTATCACCATTTTGTAAAATTTCATTGTACAATTCGTTACTATCTTTTTTTAGATTATTTTTATCTAATGGATAATAGTCCATTACTACAGTAGCGTTAGGGTCTTTAACTCTTATGTATTGCTCATCAGCTTTTAAATCGCCATGAAATAATTTAAAATCTTTTGCAAATAATTGTCCA